ACCCGCGAGGCTTTCGCCGCGCTCGGTAACGCGGCGAAGGTCGCGGAGTACGACGGAAAGATCGCGGAGGCTTCCGCCGCCGCGGGTAAGGATCTCGCGGAAGCCTTCGCCGAGAAGCGGAACGGCGAGAAGCCGCTCCCCGAACTTAGCGCGACGGTAATCCGCGAGACGCTTATCGAGCTCGGCTTCGAGGGAGAGGAACTCGAGCGCTTCGTAAAGGACGGGGAGGCCTACCGCTACCTCTATAACCGGCTCGCTAAGGAAGGCCGGTTCGCTAAGCCGGAAGCCGTTACCCCGGTCGCGGAAGCCGACGAGACGGAAGCGGGGGAGGCGTAACCCCTCCGACGGTAACCCCCCCGCCCGGTAACCGGGCGGGGGGTAAGCGGTACGCGATAGCCCGGCCGGGGGTAACCCCGGCCGGGCTTTCCGGCGTTCTCGGTTACCGCGCCGGCGGTTACCGTCGAGAGGATAGCCGTCGGTTCGGTAATCCCTCCGGGGATAAGAGGGAAAACGTATTGGAAGGGCTCGGAAAGAGTCCCGGATTTCCCGAGTTCGTAAGCCGAAAGTCGATAACCGCTTCGGGGATTTCCCGAGTCGGTTATCGGAGTTCGGATAACCCGAACCCGAGAAAGGAAAGATAGGAATGCGCTACTTCTATTTCGCGGAGGGCGGAAAGCGAGATCTCGTTATCCGCGGGTACGGTAACGCCCTACGGGGTACCGATACCGACGCTATCGTCCGGGGGCTTCTCGCGGCTCTTCTTACCCCGGAGCCGGTAATCGGGAAAAAGGTTATCCGGGTTACGGATACCGAGGTCTTCTTCTCCGAGCCGGAAAGCCTCGACGAGGAAGCCTCGCTCTACGGTTACGGGCTCGCGGTTACGGTTATCCGCCCCGCCCGTAACGCGACTAACCCTTTCGCGCCCGGGGTTCCGAGCCTCGCTTACCGGTTCCGGGTAACCTTCGACGGCGATCTCTCGAACGGAGTTACGTCCGGCGATCTTCTCCGGCTCTTCGGTTACGAGCCCGAGGATTACCGGATCTTCCGAATCTCCCCGTACTTTCGCGCCGGGGTATCGGGAGTCGCGCTACCCGAGGGAACGGAACTCGGCCCGGAGGGAACCGCCGAGCTCCTACCGGCCGAGGAGAACCGGGACGCGGAGATCGCCTACGCGATTCTCGACTAGCGGTAGTCGTCTCCCCCGTAACCGCTTCGGCGGTTACGGGGGCGGCCGATACCTCGCTCTCCGTAACCGGGGGTCGAGATATCGGCCGTCGAATAACCGACGGTCGAGAAAGAAAGGGAGGATTACCGTGAAAGCGGAAATCCGTTATACGAGTGGCGCGACGCCGAATATCGGGGTCGTTCTTACCGATATCGGGGTTACGTTCCCCGACGGTTACGAGCCGGCGGCTTGGCGAAAGTACGAGTTCGTCGCCCGGCGTTACCCCGCCGAAATCTACGTCGGGGGATTCGGGAAGGGCGGTAGCCCGATCTCGGCAAGCGATCTCCGGTACTCCCCGCGGCCTTGGCAGCCGGAGTTTCCGGGAACGTCTTACCTCGACGCTCGGATGTACCCCTCGGCGATAATCGAAACCGTCGATTACCCGAACCCGGGTATCGCTCCGGTCGTAACCCTCGAGGATTTCGCCTCGACGGTTCTCGAGGACGTCGGTTCTCCCCGCGAGGCTTCTCCGTACCGGCGCTATCGTCTAACCGATAGCGATCCGATCGAAGACCCGGACGGGGCTTTCTACGACCTCGGCAGCGCCCTCGGCGTTACCTTCCGCGTCGATGTCCCTCGCCGCGATACCGAGCGCCGTTACCACGACGTCGGAACCCTCTATACGGATACCTACGAGGTTCTTCTTCTCGCCGGGGATACCGAGTACGGGGATTCCTCGGGCGTCGTTCTCGTCGCTCGTAACCCCGAGGGGGGATTCCTCGACGACGAGAAGCTCGCGCCGCTTTTCTGGTTCGGTTATACCGCCTACGGAACCCTCGCCGAGTACGACGAGAACGGTTACGTCAGGAACGGCTGGCGCGCCGGCTTCCTCGCCGGCGAATAAGCGACGAGCCGGCTATCCGATCGGAGATAGCCGGCTATCGCGCAATCGAAAACGTCGCGCTTGCCGCGGCGCGATTACGGTTACGCGTCGAAGTACATCCAAGTTCTACAACCAAATCGGGAAAGCGATTTCCCGGCAACCCGGAAGGAACAACCATGAGCGACAACCAAGATAACGCCAACCGCCTCGCTGGCATCTACCTCGCGAGTCTCCGTAGGAGGATTGCGAGTACGAAGAAAATCACGATCGAGTATGTCCGGGAGGATACACTCGAGATCCTGGATACGGCAACGATCCCGGTGGATACCCGGATCACGCTGGCGCTAACGATCCTGCGCCGGCTCGACATCCCCTGTCCCGTCAAGGCCGAGATCCTCAGCGCCGACGAGGTTGGCCATGACGAGCACCCCGAATGGCTTGTCATGACCTACGCCAACCAGAACGGCTCCAGCTCCAAGATCCGCAGCGCCAGCAGCGCCGACGTCAAGCGCGGCCGGCTGGTGCCCGAGATCCCACTCCGAAACCGAATGTAGAAAGGACTACAACGATGAACGACAATCACGAGAACGACCTGCCGCAGTACTGCCATCGCATCGACGCCAACCCGCCGATGTACTGGCAGGCTTACCCAGGCGAGGGCTGGTATCTCCTCGTCGTCAACGAGGGGAACGCCTGGGACGACGCGCTGGAGGAAGCGATTGAGCCGGGCCACAGCGAGTACCCGTACTCGTCCGGCGCGTTGCCCTGGACGGCTTATACCGTCGCCCTCAACCCGCCCGGCAGGATGACGCATCGGCCATCGGCAAGCGACGTAGCCGCCATCCCGGAACTCGTCAAGTGCCTCTGCGCCAACGTCGCGTCGTTGCCGCCTGAGGTGGTTGGGACTCTGCTCAAGCACGTCTACGACAACGCTCAGGAGTTGTGTAACGAAGCGATTGCCCTCGACGTCGAGTGGCACTACGCGACTGCTGCGGAGGCGTTTGCCTCTTCGGTGACAACCAGCGTCTAGCGCAACGGGGCGAGCGGTTGCTGCCGCTCGCCCCAAGCGTCGAAGCGGTTGCTGTTACGAAACTGTTACAGCAATCGCCTTGACTTTGGTTCGGCAATATGGTACAATAGGTTGTAAGTGTTCGAGATGTCACCGACAACCGCAACCAAGGGAGGGATTGTGAGTGAGTTGATTGAGGAGTTCGTGTTCTGGACAATCGTCGTAGCGGGTGGCCTGTTCTCCGCTGCGACGTCCGCCTGGCTGCTGCTGGCAGCCTGACCCAACCAAGACTGGAAGGAACAATCATGAGCAACACCATCGTCAAGCCGCGCATCTACACCACGATCAGCGCGAGCCACCGCAACGTCGAGACCGACTGGGCCGAGCGGCGTGTCGCGTTCTACCGCAAGCGCGCCGAGCGCAAGTGGGAGTACGGATTCCTCGTCGGGCTGGCCATGGCGACCGCAATCACCGTCGCCTGGTTCTACCCGATGGTCAACCCGTAGGAGGGCACTGCGCGGGGGCTTACTGCCCCCGCGCAACCCTTCGTAACGGTTAGGTAACGATGATGCACAGTACCTTTCATTTGGTTACACAGTATGGTAATCTTGAAGAGTGAGAAGTTTCCGTTATCGCTTTCGCAACCCGGCAGCGACAAGGGCAACTGATTGCCTCAGCTCGATTGACCCGTCGAGCGCCAATCTCTTACAGGGTCAACAGGAAGGATGGTTGTCATGACCACCAGCAACGAGATCGTCCCCAGCAGCCTCACCGACATCGAGGGACTGGACACCAACGACCCGGCGGTTGCCGCGCTGCTCCAGCGCTACGCCGACCTGGAGGCCAAAGCGCAGCGCTCCCCGCGCCAGCGCAAGTCCTTCGGCGAGATGTGGAACAAGCGCATCGCCACTCCCGTCGAGAAGATGCCGGCCGGCTACAAGATCATCGTCGAGTGGCTCATCGACGAGGGCCACATCGAGCAGGAGCAGGCCGGGCTGGTGTACGCCGCCTGCTGGTCGTACCAGTGCGCCGAGGGCAAGGAGGTCCGCCACGCCGGGGGCGCCAGCCGCGAGGCGCTGAAGGAGGCGCGGGAGGCGCTGGAGAAGGCCGCGCACTCGCGCATGACCAGCCAGCCCGAGGCCAACGCCGACGACGACACCGACGACGACGACATTGAGGACGAGGACATCGACCTCGACGACATCGACGACGAGGACATCGACGACGAGGAGTAGCGCAACCGGGGCGGCCGGCAACGCCGGCCGCCCCTGCGTCGCCCCGGGGTGGTGCCCGGCGGCCTGATGAGGCAGCCCTTGCCGAAACGCAGCAACTACCAACCTCCTATGGCCTAGCCGATTGCCGTTTCTGACGGCAATCGGCTAGCGGCCAAGGAGAAGGGAGATGGAATGGACCCGCAACTGCGAGCGTATTGGGAGATCGCCATTCTCAAGCGCACCTGCGCCGAGCACGCGCAACGCAGGATTCAGCTGGAGCAGAATCGCCTGACGATCCGCTCCGCAACCGATCAGATCGGCTGCCGCATCTGGCACGTTCGCGCGCTCCAAGCGACGCGGCGTGCCATTCGTGATTGCGAGCGCGACATCAAGGAGTGCCTCGGATGCGCGTGCGGCGACTGATCGAACTCGGACAACTCACGCGCGCAACGGAGCCGGCGCTGGTCGAGCTGTGGCAGCGTCAGCTGGAGTTGCCCTACCTCGGCGATGCCACGATCGGGATGCTGAAGCTCAGCAACGGCGCGTTGGCAACCAACGTCGAGGCAATCAACGCTCTGGTAAGAGGAGGTCGCATCGATGCCTGACATCGAGCGCTGCAACTGCGGCGACGACTGGCGCCGCTGCGACTGCAGCTGCGCGCCAACCGAGAACCCGCAGTTCATCGGCGAGTACGCGGCCGGTCAGCTGGCCGAGGGCGACGTTGCCGCTCCGTGGATGTACCCGGAGACCGACATCCAGTGCTACCGCAGCGTGCCCTGGTTGTACGCGGACGGCAAGTTGGAGGACGTACTGCGGCACGACCTGCTGTACGTCCTCAACGACCACCGCGCAACCAGCCTCATCTGGCGTCGCAGGGAAACCTTCGACGGCGATGTCTACTGGTTCGCAGCCATGCTGCCCGGCATCCACCACGTGACTGTCGAGCGCATCCCCTGCGTGGCCTACGTGTGGCACCGCATGGTTGACGTAGGCTTCAGCGGTGAGATCCGCAACCTGCACGAGACAAGCGGCCACGTGATGATGCTGGACGACAGCGAAGCCATCGCCAACGCGGCTGAGATCCAGGCGCAGCACAACGCAAGAGCGCTGCCGTTGCTCAACGCAGCGACTGGCGAGGAGCGGCGTGCGCTGGACCGCGCAGCCTACCTCGCCGACATCCTCTCCGACACCAACTAGAACAGGAGCAAGACTATGCCCAAGAAGCCCCCGAAGCGCACTCGCGAGCGCGACACCCTCAACAAGGCAGCCAAGATGGAGCGCAACCGTTTCATCCGGGTGGTGCGCGGCGCACGCAAGGTCGGCAACCCCGATCCCGGCTACGGCGCGTGGCGCAACGAGTGGCTCGATGCCACCGAGCACAGCGGCAAGCGGGTCAACCGCGACGGCCGCATCCTGACCGACCACTCCCAGGTCGTCAGCCAGACGGAGCGGCTGCGCGCCGAGTTCCAGCGCTTCGCCGCACCGCACTTCGGCCTGCGCTAGCTGCTCAAGCGCGACCCACCAGCCCCGGTAGACGGCAACGTCTACCGGGGCTTTCGTGCTTTCTGGGTGCGCGCCGAGGGCTGCTGAGCCTGGTTGCCGCCCTCGCGCAATCGAAAACGCGCAGATTGCGGACAACGACGCATCCCGCTTTGCGAAAGTGAAAGCCGGTTGTCTTGGTGCGCGCAGTTGTTGCGTGCTTAGCCAGACGAAAGCAAGTCGTACAGGGATTTCCTTTCTATCGACAGTATGGTATAATCTAATCAGACAGAAGAAACGTCTCGCAGATGTACAATCCCCGATGCATCCGCTATCACCAATCAGGGGAAGGGAGAACCATCATGTCCAATGTCGACGAGATGCCGGATCTGGATACCAGCGATCCGGCGATCGCAGAACTGGTTGACCGGCTGGAAGACCTCGAACAGCAGGTGGAGGCCAAGGAGCAGGCCAAACTGGCAAAGGCGAACCGCAAGCGCCCGGGTCAGTCCGTGCCGCGCATGACGCTCGAGGAGCAGTTCGTCTACGACCTGGCCCTCACCGAGGTGGACGTGCCGGGTGGCCGTCGCCGCGATGCCATCGCGGACGGATACGCCAAGATCTACGACCTGCTCATGTCGCGCGTGGGCACCGAACTGGAGGAGTACGTCGAGGCCAACGGCTTCACGCTCCAGCTGCTCATGGCAACCATGAAGGTGTACTACTCCAAGGAGGGTCGCATCGTGCGCGGTGAGCAGCCGCGCGCCAAGGGTGACCAGACCCCGCAGCCGGCCGCTCCGATCGCCACTCCTGGTCCTACCACGGACGGCAACACGGAGGACGAGCAGCCGACTCAGGAGGCAGACGTTCTCGGCATCGACGCTGACGACATCGGCATCGACCTGAGCGACCTGGTCGGCGACGACGTGCTCGCCGGCTTCGTGTTCGGCGACGACGATGACTGATCGCTCGCAGCCGCCCGGCGTTGCCGGGCGGCTGTGGCTTCGCTGGAAACTAATCCAGCCTGAACGAGCGCTGGGTAGTTACCAGCCGAAAAGCCACGCGTGGACGATCTGGTCGGTACGGGCACTGCCACCCCATTCCTTGGTGAACCCGTGCGCGTGTCATCGACTGCTATCCAGCGCTCGTTCATCAACCAACAGGAGGGGTTATGCGAATCCAGATGCTGATGATCGGAATCGTGGTGCTAGCGTTGCTGATCGGCGCCGCAGCCAGCGGCGATAGCAAGTGACGAGTGCGGAGATCGTTGCGGAGGAGGCGCCAACCGCTACGATAGAGCCAGTGGTAAAGGAACTGGACTCGCGCATCGTCGATACCGACAAGGGTCGCTACAGCGTCAGGTTGCTGTGGCGCAGCACCGACAACACCCTAGTCGTCACGGCGTCAGTTATCGGTGGCGAGGAAGTCGCCACCCGCAAGGTACCCCGGCACATGGCCAGCGAGGCCATGCGACATCCGGTCGTGTACCTGAACCTCATCTGATTCGCTCAAAGGAGAGAAGCGATGTCCGAGCAACTGCCCTATCGGGTAACCCTGCGCTTTGAGATCCCTGTCGACGTGACGGCAAGCACCGAGGCGTCTGCGGTTGACCGCGCAATGGCCGAGTGCTACAGGCAGCACCCCTCGCTGGAGTCTCGCGACTTCGAGCACGAGGTCGAGAGCAGCCTGTGCGCAGACTGCGGCAAGCAGTTTCCCTTCCAGCGCTTTGAGGCTGGCTACGAGAACTGTCTGGCCTGCAGCCAGGCCAACCCGATCGTTGACACGTACGTGCTCAGCGCCAGCGGGTTCAAGAACAACGGCGCCGAGCTGGTGCGCGTCGAGCAGCACTTCAAGAACCAGCAGGACAATCACGTCCGCGGATAGCCAGATCGAAACTCCACACAATCATTTAGTTTCTAGCCGCAATATGGTATACTACCTCTAGGCAAGAAATCTAGGAAATCTAGGAAATCTAGGAAATGTAGGAAGGGGAACTGCGATGTACGAAACGCATTGCGAACTACGGCTTCAGGAGTTGCGGCGCAGGCTCGCCGCGATGCTAGAGGATGACAGGCGCTGCGGCGTCGATGGCCTAGCCACGCATACCAGCCACGTGCTGGAGCGCGGCCATGCGCTGTTCAGCATCTTCAGCGACTACCACGCACTCTTCTCGGTCATCGAGGAGATGGTCGCTGGCATGGAGGCTAATGAGGCGCGCGACCTGTACTCGGTGCGCTTCGACTGTCAGACCGAGGGGCACTTCACCGGCTCCTACAGCCAGTGCGAGGACTGGATCGAGCAGGACCAGGATGCCGTCGCCTCTGACATCCGCTACGTCATCGACGACGCCACGCAGGACGAGGTTGCCGAGTGGCGCAAGCAGCGCACCGACCTGGCGATGGCTCGGCTGGAGGCGACATCGTGAGCGCCGTCGACGCATTCGCAGAGGCGCAGCGCCGCCTGGAGCAGCTCGAGCTGCTGGTGGACGAGCGCAAGGTGCGGTCCAACGCCAAGCCGTGGGACGGTAGCCTGCTGGACCTCGTGCAGAAGTACGTCGAACTCACCATCGACAACGGTTCGCATCACGAGACCGTGCGCTTTCGCGCCTGGGGCAACCTCAGCGACAAGCTGAACGAGCGCAAGACGTTTCTCAAGCCTGCCTTCTACTTCGTGGACCTTGGCAGCGGATGGAACGCGCTGAACATCGCTCGCGTCCAGGTGTACTACGCCAAGGACGATAACGGTGAGGAGATCATCGACCAGCGCACGTACCGCTTCAACCTCAACCAGGAACTGGTCAGGGACTCGCGCTTGCACGGTCGGGTCAACGAGCGCATGCACAACGTGATCGCTCGCAAGCTGGGCGTTCACGTCGACAGCCCCATGGGTTTGGCGTCTAGCGACGAAGCCATGGCAGCCGTCCTGCGCTACACGCGCAGCGGTGCCTACGCGGCGCACCTCTGCTTCCTGGCGCTGACCGGCACTGACCTGGAGCAGGACGCGTACACCGACGTACTGGGCGTGCACCGCCAGCCGTCGTCGAAGTACACCATCCAACCCGTGACGCGTTGCGTGCGTTGCGCTCGCAAGTTGACGGCGCCTGCGTCCATCGACGCAGCCTTCGGCCCAGACTGCCAGCGCATCGTGTTCGGCTCCACCGAGGCGTACAACACGCGAGTGCTGGGAGGGAAGCGACGATGAGCAGAAAGTACGACCACGGGCAACCCTTCGTCAGCAACACCGAGACATGGTCCGAGACTGCTCCATCCAACGGGATCGGCAAGGGGCCATGGCGATGGCGGTGCATGAGTTGCGAGCGCACCAGTTCGGTCAAGTACAGCACGTTCGTCAACGCCCGCAACGCAGCGGTCACGCATCAGAGGTCACACAAGTGAGCCAGGACATCACCCATCATCCAGACTGTCCCAAGCACCGCGAATGGCCCATGTGCTGCGGGTCGCCTGCCCAGGTCGAGGAGCACTTCGACGAGCACTTCGACGACTACTACGCCGAGGACTACAACCTCGCAGAAGCAGAGGAGAACTGACATGAGCGACAAGATCTTCGATGGTGTCGATTGTTCCACAGTCCTACGAGGAGGCATGATGCGTCACAATGTTCAGTTCATTGGCGACTACTTCGTCCACCACACCACGATGACTGACACCGAGGGAATGGACGAGGAGCAGATCATCGCCAAGGCTAACGAGTTGCTGAAGCAATACTACGGCTGGGATGTTGCAGCCGCATCCAACGATATCGAAGTGGAGGAAGCATGAGCGTACAGATCGAAACGAATGCGGTCAGTGAGAACTTTGTCATTGACTACAGCGAGGAGCAGGTGACGGTTCGCCTGCATCCTGATTGCACTGGCTGTTTCAGTGTTCACGTTGTCGATGACACCGCAGAGACGCTAGAGTTCACTCTCCAGCATGATGGTGAGTCCTGCCCGGTCCACTCGGTTTCCACCGGGTTGGCGCCGCGAGAGGGGGCGTGATGCGCGCCGTGTGCAAGGTCATCCTCAACGACGAGCAGTGGGCCGAGGTGCTGCAGTGCTTGTGGTGGCAGACCGTCAGCAGCCAATCCTCGCACCTCGCCGCGATTGCCCACTCCGTACAGGAGCAGGTAGAGCGCCAGCAGGAGGCCTCGCTCATCGACCTCGACCCACGCGAGGTCGAGTTGCGTCGGTGGGATGGCGAGCGCGAGGTGCCGGCACTGTGAACTCGCAAGACCCGACGACCTGGCCAGCCTTCGCACTCTGCGCCGAGGCAGAGGCGCTTCCGCGCAACGCGGGAGAGCGCCTCTGGCAGCGCAAGGCAGATGGGTGCCGCGCTTACCTGACGAAAGAGCTGCTGATGTTTCGGGGCGGCAAGCCCACGCGGCACAACCTCGCCATCGCGGAGCGGATGCCTAGCGACTGGTTGCTGGACGGAGAGCTGGTGTCTCCCGCGCAAAACGTAGGCGAGTGCACCTCGCTCGTGGCATCTAGGTCCTGGCAGTCGCTCTCGTTCCAGGTATTCGATGCGCTGACGATGAGCGGCATCGACCTTCGCGTCCTGCCCTACTACAAGCGGTGGGATGCGCTCAACCAGGTCTTGCCAAACGACGTGGTAGAGGTGCACTGCCTGCCCAACCACGAGATGCCTCCCATCCCCGAGGGATGGGAGGGCATCGTGGGCAAGGACCTCAACGCGCGCTGGCAACCGGGGCGTACCCGTGCTTCCGTCAAGTGGAAGATCACCGGCGAGCTGCAGGCGATCATCACAGGCTTTAGCGAGGGCAGCGGGTCGTGGCGTCACAGCGTTGGCAAGGTGCACTTTGGCCTCGCTAACGCTCAGGGCGAGATCGTTGAGGTAGGCGTCGCTGGCGGCCTCGGCACCTTCGATCGGCGGCGCTTCTGGGCAACGCCCGAGCAGTTCGTAGGTAGAGGGTGCGTCATCCGTCACTACGGCATGAACCGCAACAAGCTGCGCAATCCCATCTTCGTGGGACTGCGCTGAAATGTGCCACATTGGCACGTTTCGAGCACTCGCATGAACTGCTCTCGCAGTCATGCTCCGATGCTTTCGCACGGAGGTTCTCGCTGCGCCAGGTGCCGCGCATGGCTTCTGCCGCTAGGCATATCAAACCCAACCCACACGGCCTTTACCCCAAGGCCGTGCGCGGTATCCTATAGGGGTAACTATCCACGAGGAGAGATTATGACAACCGGAGATGAGTTGCGCGGCAGATGCCGTGGCCTCAGCATCGAGCAGTTAGAGGAACTGATCGAGGAGCAGGAGAGCGACGAGATGCGCGAGGTGCTGGTGGACGTGCTGCAGCAGCGACGCGATCGGCAGACCGGCGAAGCACCCGCTCCCGCTCGCAAGAAGCGCGGACGAACCGCACTTCGCGCGGAGCAGCCCCGAGACATCGCAACCAACTCCGCTGACCTGTTCATGCAGGATGAGGAGCGCGCGGCTGCCTGGCGCGAGGCTCTCGTGGAAGCGACTGACGAGAACGGCAACGTCGCCCTGACCGGACGCATCGTGCAGCTGGCGGTGGGCGCTTACTACGCTGAGCGTCGCGCGCAGAAGCGCAAGCGAGTGAGCGAGGCAAAGGTTGTCTCCGAGGCCGCACCTGAGCCGGTTGCTGCTCAGGCCGAGGCCGAACCGGCGCAGCTCGATGACGTCAATCCCGACGACCTGCTGCTCTCGGCGGATCTGGTAGCGGACGGCTTCCTGCCCATCCGCGCACCCGGAGAGGAGTGATGTGGTCGCTCAGTTCGCAGCGGCGATAGCAATCGTACTTCTGATTGCCTTCATCATCGGTTGTGCGATCGAGCAGATTACGCCGGAGATTCACGTCATCGAAGTGATAGAGCGCGTTGTCGAAAAGCCAGCACCAACCACCGCCAAGAGCAATAAGTCAAAGCCGAAGCCCACGCCTCGGCCAGCAAGACCAACGCCAACAAGCCAGCCAGCGCCGCAGCAACCCCCGCCACCTACTCCACCACCGCCAGAGGTAGACGAGACAGACAAGCAAGCGCTGGAGGAAACCGCGATGGGTCTGCGCTCCTTGGGCTTCCCCGCCAAGACGGCAAAGGCGATGGCCGAAGGCACCAGCGGTACGGTCGAGCAGCGAATCAAGCAAGCACTCAACGGAGGTAAGACATGACAGTCCTGGGACCCAACGACGATATGCGCATCATCATCGGAAACCGACCGGTGCGACGCGTCGGCGTGGATGTCTCGTTCGACGAGTTGATGAGCGGGATGATCAACCGCCTGAGCAACCCGCAGCATCGCATCGCAACCCCGCACGTAGATCGCCTCGGTCGCCCCAAGGCCGAGGACGGTGAGTAGGGCGAGATGTTCAACCTACAGGCCGAGGTCTCGGAGTGGCTCGTGCAGATGGTGTTCAAGCATCTGCAGATCGACCCCGCAGATCAGAAGGAGTTCAATCGCATCATCACCGATGCGCGGTTCCACGAGACAGTTCTCTACTTACAGGAAGGTCAAGACGATGAACACACCGCAGGCTAAGGCACCCAGCCGAGCCACCACCACGACCGTGCTAAGCCTCGGGCTAGCCAGCATCTCGGTCGAGCTGCTGACGGGATCGGAGGAGTCGCGTGTCTCGCGCTCGCAGTTCGTGGTCGTGAGCAGCGACGGCGAGCACCCGCTGCCCGAGTACCACCCGGTCGGTACCAAGCCGTACGACAAGGTCACCGGCGAGGACGTCAGCCGAGACGCCATCGTCAAGGGTGTGACGGTCGGCAGTGACGTCGTCCTCGTGAGCGACGAGGAGATGGCATCCTTCGGCATGGAGCGCGGCGAGACTCCCATCCTGGGCTTCGTGCGCCGCGCAGACCTGACCGCCGAGCAGCTGCGCTGGCTGGTCCCCACCAAGATCTACCAGGTGCGCCCCGCCGCTCTGCGCGTCGGCAAGGACAAGCGCCCCAACCGCTCGGCGCAGAAGCTGTTCACGCTGCTGATGGGATCGCTGGAGCGCAGCGACGCGTGGGCGCTCGTCGCCCTGACGCTGCGCGACGGCGGCGCCAAGCGGTACGGGATGCTCGACCATCACGGGCGCCTATCCGTGATGGCGTACGCGCAGGATCTGCGCGAGGAGGCTGACCTGCCGGTGATCGACACCACGGAACAGGAGCAGGCGCTGATGGATCAGATGATCGCCGGCAACGTCCTCTCGGATCTGCCGTCCTTCGACAACGAGTCCCGCCAGATGCTCGACGATCTGGTGACGCGCAAGCTCAACGGCGAAGAGATCGTGCAGGTCGCCGCCGTGACCGCGACCGAGCAGGAGCAGGATGTCGCTGAGCTGCTGCGCAAGAGCCTGGGGCTGGACTCGTGACCCTCATCGTACGCTACGGGGTCTCGCGCCAGCGTCCCGACTCGCCAGAGTTCTACTCCGTCACCGAGGAGAGCGGGCAGCTGGCGTGCGACTGCCCGGGCTTTGTATTTCGCCAGACGTGTCGTCACGTGACTGCCGTTCAGCGCTATCGCAAGTGGCGCATCAACCTGCCTACCGATCGCGTGCTACCGCCTCCTGCTGCTTGGCTAGAGCGCGAGATTCACATCGCCGGCGACGACGGTCAGACCGATTCAAGCGCACAGTGACTTTATTCTTAGTACGCAGTATGGTATGATGAATCAAAGGGAAAGGAAGGGGTTTCATGAGCAGGCGATACGTGATGAAGGTCAGCGAACTGACCGAGCTCGCCAGCAAGCAGGTACAGGCGATCAACGCGATCGAGCGCCAGGCCAACGCGCGCGTCAAGGCAGCCTACGAGACGCACGCCAGCGATGCGGTGCGCGAAGCGCTGGGCCGGCTGGACGTGCTGGACGACTTCAAGCGCATCGGCCAGCTGCAGCAGGAACTCAACGTGCTGCAGCGCCGGGTGCGCGAGAACCTGGGTGATACCACCCAGTCCTACGCCTACCACAGCATCGTATACGCCGCGAACGCAGAGGACGCGATCGCTGCGTGCTCTCGCTTCGGTACGCAGCTCCCGCCGTATCTGGCCGAGGAGATCCAGCAGGTCATGCTGGAGCGCGGCGTGCAGATCGCCCTGGGCTACAGAGCCCCGGATACCGCGCAACTCGTGCGCGAGTTCAAGCAGTGTCAGTCCTTGGCTGAACTCAAGAACGTCATGCACAAGCACCACCAAGAGGCACTGACCCACTTCGGTCCAGTACTCAAGGCCACCACGCCCACCCACCAGGAAGGACACATCCATGCCTGATCTGACCCACCTCATCCCCGCCAAGCGCTTCGGCAGCAAGGCTACCGGCGGCTCGTACATCTCGCGCCGGCTGCCCGGCTTCGACCAGCCCGACACCGAGGTGCTCACCACCGCGGTCAAGGAGGGCTGGAACGTGCTCAAGCTGGGCCCAACCGGCAACGGCAAGACGTCGGCCATCCAGGCCACGTGTGCCGACAACGAGTGGCCGCTGGCCATCGTCAACTGCAACGGCATGACCACCGTCGAGGATCTGGTCGGCCAGGTGCTGCCCAGCGAGGGTGCTGATCGCGACTCGCAGGCGCTCATCGACCGCGTGGCGAAGGCCAAGCAGCAGACGCTGGTTTGCAAGGCGAAGTCCGACACGCAGGGCTTCTTCGCCGCGCAGCTCGAGCAGACGCGTGCGGAGCTGGAGCTGGAGGTCGCCTACAAGGAGGGCGCGTCCGGGCTGGAGTGGCACGACGGCGTGCTCGTCGCGCTGATGAAGGGCGACCCCAACTACGAGCACACCGTGCTGCTCGCTGACGAGATCAACTTCGGCCCAGCCAAGGTGCTGTCCGTGATCAACGGCGTCACCGACGATCGGCGGCAGCTGACCCTCGCCCAGCACAAGGGCGAGGTGGTCCAGGCACACGACGGGTTCGCGTTCATGGCAGCCATGAACCCCAACTACGAGGGCACTCGTCCGCTGAACAAGGCGCTCCGCGACCGGTTCCACCTCACGCTGTCCTACGACTACGATGAGGAGATCGAGGCGCAGCTGATCCCGAACGACAAGCTCCGCGGCCTCGCCAAGAAGCTGCGCGACATGCACGCCAAGGAGGAGTTGCTGACGCCGACTTCCACCCGCGGCCTACTTCACTTCATGGAGATCGAACGCGTGCTGGGCACGACCGCAGCCATCGAGTCGTTCGTCGCCATGTTCGAGGAGGACGAGCGCGCTGCGGTGCGCGAGAGCATGATGCTTCATCTGCGCGGTGGCGCAGGCACGACCCGCGGCGGCATCGGCCGCACGGACATCAACGACCCGAACGAGGTGCAGTAGTGGAGGCCGCCGACCAGCAGGTGCACGGCAAGCGCCACAAGGGTATGACGTCGGCTGAGCGCGAGCACATGCGCCGCAACGCCATCTGCGCCGTGCTCCAAAAGACGGATCGCATCCTGCTGGGCGACGTGGACCTGGCCGTGCAGCATCGCGACAACCCGGACATGCCGCCTGGCTGGACCACCGGCACCGAGATCGTCGTGAACATGCACGCGATCCCGTCCGTCACCGACGAGGACTTGGTGGCCCTGTGGGGTCTCAACTACCACGAACTCGCCCACGTGATGCTCACCCCGCGCATCAAGGGCAAGTTCCGTGACCTCGTGCGCGAGCACGAGTTTCGAGTGGCCATGAACCTCGCGGAGGACTGGCGCATCGAGACCCAGTTCGCCTCTCTGTTCGAGGCCGCAGACCGCTACTTCAAGTGCACGTTCAAGAAGCTGGTGATCGACGGCAACGACGAGACCAAGGCCATGACGTACCCGCTGGCAGTGGGTCGGGTGTACCTCGCCACCACTGACCGCGAGCGCTACAGACGGCGCTTCGTCCAGGAGCACGCCGGCAAGACGCCGCGCGACAGCTTCAACGAGGAGCAGATCCAGCAGATCGAGGGTGGCCCTAACGCGCACCTGCTCGACCTCGATGCAGAGGCGTGGTCGCTCGCTCTGCGCGACCTGGCCCATCGGTACGTGAGCGTGTCGTGGTCGCGTGACGACCGCGAGCATAACCAGAAGCTCATCGGCATCATCGAGCAGATCAAGATCCTCGTGCCCTGGGAAACCTCCAAGGACGCCGACAACCACGGCATGCCGGTGGCAGGTAACGAGAGCGGCGTGTACGGCCCAGACCTTCCCTCGTCTGGCCAGACCTCGCCAGAGCTGGAGAGCGATGCGGCCGAGGCTGCGATGCGCGTCGTCGCTCGCAGCGAGGAGGAGGCCGAGCGCATCGCCGAGATGCTGGAGGAGATCGAGAACGCCAGCCTCTCCGACGCACCCGATGACGGTGCAGGCAGCGCGCCCGACGGCACCGATGGAGATACCACGAGTGCACAGGGCGAGGGTGCCAGCGGCGAGAGCCGGGTGGGTGGCGCCCCGCAGGACCACAACGAGGTCATCGTCGATCCCAACCAGTCCATCTCTACCTCTGGCGGCGGCGGCAGCGTCGGCGGCTCTACGGTATCGGGCGGTGCTAGCGCCGGCGGTTACACCGGCGAGGCCGTGCGTACCGCTCAGCTCAGCGACGAGCAGCGCCAGCTCATCGACCGGATGTTCTCCAACGACGAGCAGTATGACGCGCTGCTCAGCGATGAGGTGCGCGACGAGATGGAGGGACGGGCGATCAAGCGCGATCTCCAGTCCATGCGTCGAGCTGTCTCCGAGGCGCTGGGCGAGGGCATGCACCTGCGCCCCGAGGACAACGGCTCCCTGATGGTCGCTCCGAGCGACGTGCGCGTCGAGCGCAATCGCCTCGCGCGTGAACTCAAGCAGCTGCGCGCCTCGCTGGAGGGCACCTACGTCAACGAGCAGCCGAGCGGCAAGGTCCACGTGCGTTCGTGGATCAACGCTTCTCCCGCGCAGCGCACATCGGCGTTCCGCTCCTGGCTGCCCGACGAACTCGATGCCGCTGGCACCGAGGTGGTCGGGCTCATCGACCGCTCTGGCTCGATGTCGGGCGTGAGCGATCACGCGTCTCAGGTGACCTGGGCGCTGGCGTCTGCCATCCAGGAAGCCGATGGCCACGTGACGGTGATCGGCTTTGCCGATCCTGGCAAGGACGAGGTGCTCATCGGCCGTGAGACGCGGATGGACAAGCATCGCTACGCCTCGTACGGCACGTACGGCGGTACCACGATCGCCCCCGCGTTGGTCAAGGCGCGACAGGTGCTCGTCGCCTCGCCGATGCCTAACCGCCTGCTCTACATCGTGACGGACGGCGGCTGGTCGGACATGCCGCAGGCTGCCGACGAGCTGCGCAAGATCAACGCGGCCGGCATCGACACGGTGCTCGTGCTGCTCGGCATGCATCTCGAGCGTGAGACGCGCGGGTGCCGCCACGTCGTGCAGGCCAACGACGTAAGCCAGATGGGGCACGAACTCCAGAAGATCGTGCGCCGCATCAACCGCGACGTGGTGCGCCGCGTCGCCTCAGAGAGGGGACTGATGGTATGAGCGATACACCGATCATCACGCCGGAGCAGCACGAGGAGATCCTTCGTGCCGTTCAACCTCGGCTGTCGTATGCCGAGCAGCGCGCGCAGCAGCGCGAGGCGATGCGCGAGGTCGCTGGGGAGATCTGCGGCGCGCTCACCGACTACGGCATCGAGGCCATCTGGGCAGAGTTCAACGGCTCAGGAGACTCGGGCGACGTGGCCGAGGTGGCGTTGCAGCGCACCGCGCCCACCATGATGTACCAGCGCGGGGAGGACGGGCACGCCCGATTCGATCTTCCGCAGGTGCCGATGCTCGATGACAAGGGCGAACCGGTAATGCAGCTGGAAAACGTGTATGTAGGTGAGGAGTACCAACCCCAGCCAGTCATTCAGGCAAATGAGTTCCCGCTGCCCGACGAGCTGCAGGGAACCCCGCTGCCCGACTTCACCAAAGAGATGGAGAAGGCACTCTGCGACAAGATGGAGACGCTGACCTTCATGGTGCTGAGCCAGGAGCGCGGGGGCTGGGAGAACAACGACGGTGCCTTCGGGTCCATGACCCTACACGCCAACGGTCGGCTCGTCTGTGACTACAACGAGCGCGTCACGGAGACGCTCGACAACTCGTTCGAGCTGGAGAACCCGTTTCAGATGGAGCAGGTCTCGTGAGCGCTAGGTACCACTACGAACCGGCTACGGAACTGACGCGAGACCTTCGTTCCGCGAGTGGCGACGTACTCAAGTCGGAGCTGCAGGTGTCGTTCGGCCTACCCCTGCCTACTGACTTCGAGGCCTGGGTTGGCGAGGTGATGCGGTTGGCCCAGCTGCACAACGTCCCGCTATCCGTGAATCGCTACGGCAGCTACGACCCGTACGTGTGGATGAACAACCTGGTGCGCTACTACACGCAGGACTCAGAGAAGCTGTCTAGGTTGATCAAGTCCTACGCCGCCTGCCGCGTGACGCAAGCGCAGCACGCCAAGCGCATGAGCGCGCGGGTTTCATCGATGCTGGGCATCATCGACGAGGTGCGAAAGCTCGACCATAGGGTAGGAAGCCAGCTCTACGGGAAGCCTGCGGCGGCATCGGAGTTTCCTCTGTGATCGCTACCGCGACATCTCAGCAGACGCGCCTGTCAGCGCCAGCAATAGCGGCGATGATCATGCGCGAGTCCTGCAGGCGCTCGCTCAAGAGCCAGAGCCGCATGTCCTTCGACGCGCTCATTCAAGAGTACGCAGACGGCAACGCGCCTGTCATCGAGGGTGGCGTGCGCAGCGCTCGCATCAACGATACCGTCGCGTGGACGGTCGTCAGCGGCAGCAGCGGCGGCCTGCGCCCCCACTCTCACGCCTGGCACCTGTTCTCCTCCGGCTTATCTAAGCAGGTCGATGAGGAACTCACCGAGTGTACCTTCCTGCTGCACTACGGGACTCCGATGCTCGCGTGGCGCAACTACGACGACGGCGAGTTCCCGCTGGACGACGGCGGCAAGCAGCGAGTGCCCTACCTGGTGTCCTGCGGACGCGTGAGCGCCACCGACCAGCGCGGCTTTCACAAGGCCTGCGAAGCGCTGGGGTTTGAACTGCGGTTCGTGCGTAGCAAGCAGCGCTTCGACCAGATGGTCAAGCGCCTGTCCAAGGAGGAGCAGCCAGCCGAGTACTGGTCGCACCCTCACTCCAAGTGCATGGTGTTAGACGCTAGCGGTCGCGTTCTCAACCGAGAGCACAACATCGTGCACATCTGTGGTGCTAGGTGCCACGTCATCGACCTACCAGGAGGATTGCGATGATCTCGCTCAAGACACGTCCCGACGGCATCCAGGTGGTAGACCTGGGTGACCTCTGCACCCACTGCCTGTGCGACACGTCGCCGGGCAGCGGGGCGTTCGTCAACCGCGTTCCTAGTACGCGTCACGACGCACTCGAGCTGCCCGAGTTCGACGGGTGGATGTGCGCCGACTGCCAGGCGACCAAGTGCGACGCCTGTTCTGAACGATCCATCGACTGCACCCAGTACGGAGATCACTGGCTCTGCGAGGAGTGCGCTCCTGAGGAGGAGAACTGATGAGCAAGATGTCTGACCTGCATATCGACATGCAGGAACTGATTCACCTGGGCGTCACCGCCGAGGACGCCAGGGAGATGTTGCAGGAGGAGGGCGACTCCATCGACCCGGGTCGTAAGATCATCCTGGAGTGGATCGCCGACGGCAACGAGCAGGAGGAGAACTGATGGCTCACAGCTACCACCACGCAGTCTCCAGCGCCAAGCGCTACGGAGGCACGCCCGTGGACTACCTGGAGATCCACGCCTGGTTCGACGAGACGAAGGCCATCCTGGCCGACGCGCGACACCGCGCCCTGCGGCACCACGCCGAGGGCATCTTCCTGTGCGAGCGCATCTTCGGCGTCACCATCACGAACTCGGCTGGCAAGGAGATCCCCGTGCGGCTCATCGGCGAGCAGCACGTGCTCGAGGACATGGGGTGCATCCCCAGCGCCGTCGACTGGCTGCGCAAGATGTCGATCGAGGAGTGGATGAACAAGCCCAAGCGCCTGCAGGTGGAGATCGACATGCTGGCAGACGTGCGAAAGCCGCAGCCGGTAGCATGAATGGTCTGTGGATGCTGCGCGTACTTCTGGCTATAACGCTGGGAGTGCTGGCCCTAAACGCTGTAGCGTCTCTAGCGATTTGCTGGGTCATCATGCGTGAGCGAAGGCGCCGATGCTAAACTGAGGTATCCACTCACACGAATCGCGCGCCGGGTACGCCTGGCACTCGCGAGTCTGGAGGCTTCCTTGCGAACCATCGCACTCATCATCACGTTGCTATTCATGTATCTGTTTCTCCCAGCATCCGCGCTCGCGCTCGCTCCGCCAAACCCATGGCGCCACGACGCCAAGACGAGGCAGATGTACGCGTGTAACCATCGCCCCGCAGCGTGGACGGAGCGCGAACTCCGCTGCGTCGTGCGGTTGGGGTTCGGGGCGCAGTCGGAAAACGCCGCCGCTGTCGTAGCGTGCGAATCCGTCTGGAATCCTCGCGCCGTGTCCCCAACCTCGGACTACGGACTGTTTCAGATCAACCGTAACTACAACCAGGAGGGCTGGAGGTTGGGCGCAAACATCTTTGATCCGGTCTGGAACACTCGCATCGCCTATTACTTCTGGGAGACACGGGGATGGGGAGACTGGACCTGCGGACGCATGACGGGAGCGGCGTGATGCGGTGGTTCGCGTTGGCAGCGCTGATCTGCACCGTGGGTCTCATCGCCGCTACCAACAGCCCCGCTGACGCTACCCGCGTGGGGGCTGCGTCCATCAGCCGTCCTGCTCCTCGCGTAGCCGAGCGCAGCTGGCCTCCGGTAGCACGAAAGGCGAAGGCAAAACTCCCGAAGAACTGGCGCTTCTTCGTGGCCATCGGCCGGTGCGAGCAGCCGGCACCCGAGACCCGCAAGCGGCACGGGCGGTGGCCGAAGCGCTACGCGTGGGGCATCGACTGGCACCAGACCCGTAACTACTCATATCCAGGAGGCTTGGGCGTGTGGGCTCCTCTCTGGAGCGAGAAGGGAATCGCCGGTACCAAGATGGCTCCCTCCGCAGATCGGGCGACCCCGATCCAGCAGATGATCCAGGCCCAGCGCATCGTTGACCGATATGGCAAGTACGCGTGGGGTTGTACTGGGGTAGCGCTCGCGCAGGCGAAGTTCGTCCCCTAAGTACAGATAGAAACTGCTAGCAGTTGCTGGCAGCTGATCGCTCAAGATGCTATCTTGAGCCTAGTAAGTAAGAGGGAGATACCGTGGAACTCATAGCCATGCTCATCGTGGTCGTCATCCTGGCGCCCCTGTGGCCCTTTGGAAGAAGGTAGTACCGTGACCGAAACGCTAGACGACATGATCGAACGCCTCGCTCGTGCAGAAGCGGAGCTGATGGCGCAGAAGGAGATCGTCGAGCAACTACGCGTGAGCCTGGTCGAGCAGCTCGGCGCACTGGGCGTGTCCTCCACCGTTACGGAATCCGGCCGTCGGGTGACGGTCGTCCGCAGCACCTCTACCTCCTGGGACGTCGAGGTGCTCAAGGACATCCTGGCGCCGCGCGGTCTCTGGGAGCAGGCGCGCATCGTGCAGGAGGTCGTGGACGACAAGGCGATCGAACGACTGGTCGATCGGGGCGACGTCCGGCTCGAGGAAATCGAACCGGCGCTCAGCGTCAAGGAGCGCAAGCCCTACCCGAAGGTCAGCGGATGAACTACGACATCAGCGACGAGACGTTCGCGGACATCAGCTACTGCATCGAGGTTACGGCGTGGCTTGCCATGACGCACGGGAACGACGCTCTTCGCAACGCCTGCAACGCCATCACGCGGCAGCTCAACGCGGCGTGGCCAGACTCGGTTCCGCCTCATTATCTGCCGAGCAACCTATCGGCGCTCGCGATGGAGCACCACCGCAACGACCTCGAAGAAAGATGGATCAGGCTATCTGGCGCAGACGTCAACGCAATCATCCTCAGCGCCGAGCGCTTGCAGCAAATGACGCCAGACGTGATCGTCGTCGGTACCGAGCCCTTCACCGAAACGAGCCTCATGCTTTCCGGGATCGCCCGGCGATGGGAGGACGCACCCAGCTGCTGCCCATCGGAAGTGCGATGCTCGTCTTACCCCGAGTGCGCATGCTCGGGTGGAGTACCCGTCTAGGCAATACCGCCTAGCACCTAGCAGGGAGAACGAACCTCATGACCAAGAACCAGCGCACGCTACTTCACAAGCTGGAACCCCTCGGCTATCGCGCCACGGGGTACGACCGCAGGGGGCACCTCGTGGTGCAGCACCCGGAGGCCGGCTACGTGTCGATCGCCGGAACCCCGGGCAACCACCGCGACACCGTCAACACGCTGCTCGAAGCCAAGCGCCGCCTGCGCTTTGCTCGCAGTCACCACGCTCAGTTCCTACAGTACCTGTACGAGAAGTTCGAGATCCTGCCGGGTGAGACCAAGATCGTCGAGATGAACGCGCAGAGCTTGCTTCGAGAGTACCTGGATACCAACCAGGTGACGTGCGACCGCAAGCAGTTTCATTCCGTGTACGAGAACGCGAGGCGCAACATGACGTGCATGCGTCGGGGCGCGAACGGTCAGTGGAAGATTCAGCGCCCAGCAGAGCCGAAGGTACAGCACCCCTACGCCGCAGAACGCGATAGCGCCGCTCTCGCGCCCGTCGCGCCGAAGGGTACCCCGCTCCCGGTGATCGCGCCGAAGGCCGCTAGCGACGCGGGAAAGGCTCCCGACGCCGATTTGGGCGGCCTCTCGCCCGTCGTGGTCGCCGAGTTGCGGCGCGTTCTAGAGCTGCCGGACGATCGCGAGCGCCTCGTGCTCGCCCAGTCCACGGCGAGTCAGCTGGCAGATCGCATCGAGGCCGATGCCCGGCACGTCGTCGCTGAGCTGCGCGCCCTGGCCAGTCTGCTCGCTGTGTGAAACATGCCAACGTGGCATGTTTCAGGAGACTAAGATGCAGACCTTTGTTCCAGAGTACGACTACGCAGTATGCGCGCGCGTGCTCGATCGCCAGCGCCTAGGTAAGCAGCGCGTAGAGTGCCTGCAAATCCTCAAGACGATCGTCGCAGGTGACTCGGCGCGTGGCTGGCGCAACCATCCTGCGGTCGCGATGTGGAGGGGACACGAGTACGCGCTCGTGCAGTACTCCAACGCGGTATGCGACGAGTGGACTCGCAGGGGGTACCGCGATACCTGCCGGGAGAGCATCAGGCAGATCTTCGACGAGTGGCAGGAGGGCAAGTGCCTATCCTGGCACGAGTACCCGTCGTGGTGGCTCGAAGCTGACATCCACGAGTCGCACAAGTCCAACCTCGTGCGTAAGCTGCCCGAGCACTACAAGAAGCTGTGGCCATCCGTAGCGGACGATATTTCGTATGTATGGCCGATATTTCGTACACAAGGAGAAACGAAGTGAATCGCACCGATGACATCCTCAGCATGAGAAGGGAAGGCATGACGCTCAAGGCAATCGGTGATCGCTATAACATCACGCCGCAGCGGGTGCAGCAGATCTGCAAGCAGCACGCTCCTGATCTAGCGAGCGAGCGTAACTGGCGATCGATCAGCGCGAGCAAGAAATACGACGATCGGCGCCAGCGTGTGCTTGACCTGTACCGAGGCGGCACGCGCAACCTCCACGAGATCGGCCGTCAGACCAACAGCTCCTACAAGTTCGTACGCACAACGCTCTCTGACAGCGGGGACATCCAGATCAAGGAACCTTGGACGCAAGATCAGGTCGTCTCAGCGATGATCGAGTGGCGTCGTCTGCACGGCTCATGGCCTCGCAGCGATCAGTGGATGCGCCGAGGCTCGTGGTGGCCGTGTCGCGCTACCGTCGTCGGCCGATTCGGATGGAAGTCGTGCCTAGATCACGCCAAGGTACGGTGGGCGCAGAGAGAGATGGCGAAATGATGTCCTTCATCTCTCACGTCCTCGGCATCCTGCTGGTGCTATCCATCGCACTCTTCATCATCACGGGGTTGATGGGACGAGATAGATAGGCTCCGCGGGTGCGCCCGAGGGAGGGGAGGCGCGTCGCATTTTGCCTTGCGGCTTTACCCTATCTGCCGGCGGAGGGGATACGCCAGCAGCTGGTCGTGGAGCTACGCAATCTTACCGTGCGGCATACCCAGGCCAGCCGTCACCGTACCGTCCTTGAGCACGACCTCCGTAACGCGAGCGCGCTTTCTGCCAGCGCAGATGTTAGAGACGTGAGCCCACGAGCAGTTGAAACGCTTGGAAATCTCCTCGAGCGTGGCTCCGTCCCTGCGCATGCGCCTAATCTGCACCACGTCCTCGTCGGATAGCGACTTGCCGCGCGGGATGAACATCCTGCCCTTGGCCGCCGCGTCTCGAAGGTTCTCGGCCTGCGTACCGGCGACCAGATGCTCGGGCGCCACGCACCAGCGGTTGTCGCAGGTGTGCATGACCACCTGTGGCATGACCTGACCAGGGTTGCTCAGGGCCCAGGCTACCCGGTGGGCCTTGCGCTTCCCGCCTGCTGCTCGGCAGGTGCCGTATCCGAGTCGGTCGAAGGTGCCCTTCCAGCGGCGGCACCCGTTGTCGTCCGCGACCTCAACGTGGTCCCAGAAGTTCGCGGATTCGGCCGCGATGTCCCCGCTCAGCGCAGCGTCGCGATGACGCTTTAGCTTTCGCCGGCTACTAGGAGTAGCGGCTCGAACGACGTGATCTGGCTTGACAAAGCGCCCGTTCGCACCGCGCCAGATGCGAGTGTCGCCGAATCCCCTGAGCTCTGTGAGCTGCGCCTGCATAACGGTATTGTAACAACTCGTATTACCGATTTCGCTGTCTATAGATAGATGGCGCTGAGCACCTCTCCACACTTGACGGCGCACTCCATGTCCCAGGTATAGACCACAAGCTGCACGGACTTCGAGTCTCTAGCTGCATACGGCCTGATCCTCAGGAGGTAGGCGGACACGCGGCCGTCCTCACCCTCATCCCACTCCCCTTCGTCGCAGTCGTCCCAGTCGCCCCAGTCAGACATCGTCTAGGTCATCTTCGCCTAGATCGCGATGCCCGATCAGCTCGTCGACGTTAGCTGCGATGCTACCCAGCGTAACCTCAAGACGCTCGAGCGTGTCCAGAGCGGTCAACCATGCGCATACCATCGCCCGATGATATGGATTATGGATCTCCTCCAGCGTCATGCGGAGTTCGTCTAGCGGTTCGTATTCGCTCACCCGCGCATTGTACTCAACGTCCAGGTCAAGCCGGGTACCAGACGCCGGCGACGGCCGCTAGGAAGTACCATGCCCCAAATAGCATCGCCAACGCGCTGCCCCAGATCACGATTAGTCGAGGACTAGCTACGTCGTCTAGGCGGTCAACGCCCCTGCACATGAGCCACGAGCAGAACATCATCGAGAGGCCTGCGAACGTCGCGATCACGACCAGCGCTACGCAGGCAAGCGTTCGATCATCTAGCGCAGACAGGATCAGCGCCACGGCTCCCGCGCTACCCCCGGCCCCGTGCATCATGCCTACCAGAAAAGCGCTACGTGGCGTGCGATGGACGTGCTCTCCGCCGTGCGTATGAGAGTGCGCTACGCCCTGGTGGTGATAGTGCTGGTGTCTGTGCGGCAGCCTAAACAGAGCTCGAGTAGCCATTACCATGATGACAACGCCGACGCCAGCTTCGAGCCCCTGCTGAACCTTCTCGGGAAGCTCGGCCAAGAACAAGATGGCTGGTACGCCGAGGGCAATCATGGTAACGGCGTGACCCAGACCCCAACCCATCCCGATCAGGTGCGGGTTTCTGCGTTTTGCCCCGAGCCTGAGGGTTAGCAACGCGGTCAGATGATCGGGATCGGTGGCATGACGTAACCCCAACAGCACCGCAAAGAGGCACACGAATACCCAACCGCTCCCGAGAGAGGCCAACCAGTGATCGAGGCCTAGCATCAGCGAGCCAGATTTGCCTCTACCTGCCGGCGAGTGAGCTCGCGCGAACAGGCCTCTGCGTACCGCTTGTGGGCTTCTACCAAGCCAGAGACCATGGCGTCTGCGGCATCTACCCGCGCAAACTCAGCCTCGATCTGCAGGCGTCGATCGTTGACTCGGTCTCCCCCTAGTTGATCGCCGATAGAACGGAGTCGTCCTAGCTCGAACTTCAGCGATCGCTTCTGCGCTACGACGATGCCGTGCAAGCTGGTGGTGCGAGCGAACTGCGCCGTGTAGTACGAGTGCATCTCGCCTAGCTCCAGCAGGCTAACGCTCGTGATGTCGGACGGGAAGGGCATCTCCTCTGCCTCTACCGCGCGCGGGAAGAACAGGCCTAGATCCTCCAGCATCGTCACTACCTGGTTGGTGATGGCGTCCAGGTCTCCCACTCCCACTCCGCCCTTGAGCCTCGTCATAGCGGCAACTCTCCTTCGATGTAGTCCTTGGTCCACTCGGCGGCGACGCAGTCGATCTGAAAAGAGCAGGATCGGCAGTCTGGGTTTGCTGGCGCCTGCGGCAGGGGATCCGGCAACTTCTCTGCGTCGTAATAGTGACGTAACGCTGCGAGACGAGCCTCCAGAGCGGCCGCTACGTCGGAGTCTGCGTCCACCTTCACCTCTAGGTAGTCCTGCGATCCCTTGTCCTCGTAGAACAGCATCGCCTTGTCGATGCCCGACGCCTGCATGTAAGCCAGCAGCTGCATCTGATACGCGCGGTACGGTGCGGCGTCCTGCTTGATCGACGAAAAAACTCGGGGGTTCGCCCCCTTGATGTCGACTATCCATAGCTCGCCGTCGATCAGCAGCACGCAGTCGATGGTGCCACGAACCATCTGATCTGGCATCTCTACCCCGACCTCTAGGAGTAGTTCGCCTCCTTCGTCGAGCACGATGCCCGTTCCGGGCACCCAGCTTCCGCGCGCCACCAGACCCATCTCCACGAACAACGCCTGCCACCGCAGATGGCGCCAGTTACCGTCGAAGAAGATGTTTGCCAACCTCGCGTCTGGCACCTCCTCCTGCGGGTATCCCAGCAGCTGGAAGAACTGTTGCCGCATGCAGCGATCTAGCCCACTCGCGCTAAAGCTACGAGAACGAGAGCGCGGGGGCTTGACAGCCAACGCTACTATCGCTTGCAAGGTATCGCTGGAGAACTGTGGAGTACCCAGGCGCAGAAACGCGTCTACTCGGGGCGTCAGCACGTCACCCCGTCGGTGCTGCAGCAGCCTCTTTCTGATGTTACTCATCGCCGCGCTCTAACTCGCGCAAGTCGTCCAGCCTCACGACGGCCCAGGTCTCCCCGCGATCTCCGTCCTTCCAAAAGGTAACCGCTAGCATCGGGCGGCGACCCTCTCGCAGCGCTCGTTCGGTCAGATCCTTGGTCAGCGATAGCTTGACGCCGTACGAGGCGGCCGAGGTCTCCTTGGAGTCCACGAGCCAGCGATCTGCAGCTACGTCAAAGGGCAGGTTCCCCGCCCCGGACATGGCTCGACGACGTCCTCCGCTGAGCTTAGCGGCGATGTCGCTCTCACCTGGCAGAGAGCTGAAGCCCTTCTTGCCCGGCTCCGGGCGTTCTGGGCGAGCCCAGTTAGGCAGCTTCACAGCGGTAGCACTCCCTTGGCGGCGGAGCGATAACGCTGAACAAGCTCTATCGCGTCGCTCGTGGTCGTTGCCTCCTTGGCGTGCTCCATCACCTCTTCGGCAACCGAGCTAGCAGCCATCTCGTCGAGGCCTAGCACCGTGATCCCGTACGTCATCAGCGATACGTGCATCGCCATGTTGGCGGCCATACGCGTGCTCTGAGCGCCCATGGCCGTATCGTAGATCATGGGGGCGATGGTACCGACGCTGCTGGTGGTGCCGTTACTCATCAGCTTCGTCTTCTGCGTCGTCGTCCTCGGGTACGCCGTCGTCGCTGTCGTCGGTCATGGGCAGCACGCCGTCGCGGAGTAGGTCATCGACCATCTGCCCAAGCTCGTCCGGGTTCTCGGCGATCTTCTTGAGCGCCCCCTTGGCGAAGCGCACCCTGTTGTCTCCCCACACGTAGTACTGGCCCTCGATCTTGATCAGGCCCATCTCCAACCCGAGGTTCAGGAGCTCGTTGGCCTCGTCGACCAACCCACGCTCCAGGTCAAACAGGAAGATCGCCTCCTGGAAGGGCTGCCCTACCTTCGACTTCTCGATCTTGGCCTGGATCATCTGAGCAACCTCTACCTTGCCGTTGACGACCTTGCCACCTCTCCAGCGCTTGCGCTCTTCCTTGATGGTCTCGATGCGGCTAAAGCGCACGCGATGAGTCGCGTAGAAACCGAGAGCCTTTCCGCCCGGCGCGCGCACCGGAGACCCAAACATCACTCCCACCGCTTCGCGTAGCTGGTTGATGCAGATCAGAATCGAGTCGGTGTTGGCGCTCGTCAACTTGCGCATCGCCTTGCTCATGAGCGCGGCCTGGCGCGCCATCGTCTCCTCGCCCATGCGCCGTTCGGCCTCGGCCTTTGGGACCAAGGCAGCGATGGAGTCCACGACGATGATGAAGTCCCCCTGCAGCAACAGCTGCTCGATCACGTCGAGCCCCTCGTCACCTCGCAGCGAGCGATCGATGAGCAGCAGGTTCTCTACGTCTACCCCCAGCTGCTCGGCGCGTTCCGGCTCGAAGCTACCCTCTAGGTCGTAGAACGCGGCTCGCATGCCGGCGGCCTGAGCGTTTGCGATCGCCTTCAGGGAGAAGTAGGTCTTCAGGGTGGATAGCTCGCCGGAGAACTCCACCGTGCGCCCCTTGACGAGGCCACCTCCGAGCGCGCGGTCTAGGGAGCGCGAGCCCGTTGAGACAAAGTCGAGCACGATCTCAGAGGCTCCCACGAGAACGTCTCGCTTAGCTCCGCCCTCCTTCCGATAGAAGTCATTGATCTGCTTACGCAGGTCTTCGATGTCAGCTCTCACCGTGATTCTCCTTTGCTGTCTTCTTCTTCTGAGCGGTTAGCTCGGCCACCGCGTCTACCAGAGCCTGCTCGTCCTCGATTCCGAGGCTAGCTAGGGCGCGGGCGCGAGCCAGCTTCTTGAGCACGCCGACGTTGCACGCGGTCGGGCTCACGTTGTTACGCAGTTCTTCGAGAGAGTGGAAGGGGCGAGCGGCAGCGATCGCCTGGGCTGCCTTCTCGCCTACCCCGCCTACCGACGTGAGGCCGCGCCGAAGTGCCGTACCCTCGATCTGCCAGGTGACTCCCGACCGCATGATGCAGGCCGGCAGCACCTTGATGTTGTCCTTGCGAGCCAGGCGAACGTACAGCTGCTGATCGGTCTTGGCCGTCTGGGTCTCGAGCGTTGCGCAGTAGAACTCCAGCGGGTGGTTGGCCTTCAGATAGGCCATGCGGTACCCGAAGCGTGCGTATGCGTACGAGTGCGAGCGGTTGAAGCCGTATCGGGTGTAGCCCTCCATCAGCTCCCAGAGCTGCTCTACTAGGTCGGGCTCCTTCTCGGCGATGCGCCGACGCACCTCAGCCATGAGCGTGGCGTCCTTCTTCTTGACCGCTCGCAGCATGGTCATCACGTCGTCGGCTGAAAATCCCAGGCCCTTCATCACCTGGATGACCTGCTCCTGGTACACCGCGATGCCGTAGGTCTCCTTGAGCACCGAAGCGAGCACGGGATGCCAGCTATCCGGCGGCACCCACTTGGCAGCTCGTCGATCTAGGTAGAGCTGCTCGAGGCCTAACTCTAGGCACGACGGGCGCCACATGGCGGCTACGAGTGAGCAGTCATCGATGTTCTTCGGCTTGAGCAGCTTGCATCCCTTCTTGGCCGACCATCCCTGGAACGTAAAGACTCCATCGGTATCACCACGCCCGATCAACTTGATGGTCTCTCGGTCGCGCTCAGGAATCCAGTTCCAGTCTCGCTTCTCCATCAACTCTAGGCAGCGGCGAACGGTGCGCAGGCTGCGAACGCCCAGGATGTCCACCTTTACGAATCCCAGAGATTCGATCGCATCCATGCTGTACTGCGTTACCCAGCGATCAGACGACGAGATCATCATCATGGGAACCAGGTCAGCTACCGGGCGACGCGCCGTCTCGGCGATGACGCCCGCGGGGTGCCCACCGAAGGCTCGCTTGAGCCCTGTGATCTTAGAGAGCATCAGCCTACCTCGCTCACTATCGAGGGCGTCGTCGTCGGTCTCGAGCTCAAGCGCGGGGTTCTCCCGCTTGAGCTGTGCAGCTATCTCGTTGCGCGCGGATCGATCTGCGTAGGTCAGGTTGGTGCCGATCTGCGTAGTGGCAAAGCGGCGCGACACGTACTCGAGCACCTCGTCGCGCCGATGATCTTCCACGTCTAGATCGATGTCCGGCGGCTTAGAGCGATCGTTCGACAGGAATCGCTCGAACAACAGCTTGTGCTCGATGGGATCCATCTGAGTGATGTTGAGCAGGTGGCACACCAGCGAACCACTCGCCGAACCGCGGGCGATTACGAAGATATCGTTGTCCTCGCAGAACTTGACGATGAGGCGTACCAGCAGGAAGTACTGGGCGAAGCCGGTATCGCGGATCACCCCCATCTCGGTCGCGTAGCGCTGACGGTAAGCCTCGCGCTTCGAGGCTGGAGCTGACTCCACAAGGGCCTTGAGCGGAGGCTGGGTGATGGCGAGCAGCGCTCTTAGCGCGTCGCCCTCGACGACCTCTGGAACCTCGTAGGAATAGGTATCCAACGGCGGGAAGGACATGCCGGAGCAGTCTGCGCGAAGGGCGTCTAGACCGCGAAGGGCTTCGGCGAATCGCGTCGCTCCGAGCTGCTGTTCAAGCAACTCTGGGCCACAGAGGTGAAAGCCGGTCGTGCCGTTGAACTGAGCCCCGCTGGCCTTCTTGTAAGCCAATCCCTTGAAGAAGTTATGCACCTCGAGATCATCTGGTTCTAGATAGTGCACGTCGTGCGCGGCGATTACCGGAATGGACAGGCGCTGACCGAGGTCCCAGAGGTAGTCGACCACCTGGTCGTCTTCCTCGATGCCGTGATGCTGAAGTTCGATCGCGAACCGCTCGCCGTATAGGTCGCGGTAGTGGCGCGCTCGCCGCTCGGCGTGTTCCTCGCGTCCCTGGATGATGAGTTTGGGGATCTCGCCGTTGAGACACCCCGTCGTTAGCCATACGTGACCGCCCTGAGCCAGTTCTTCGATGTCGGAAAACTGAAAGAGAGGCTTGAAGTAGCCCTGCTGAAATGATCTACTAGCCGCTCGGCACAACATCTGGTAACCGGTAAAGTCTCTCGCCATCAGCAGGCAGTGACGACGCATCTTGGCCGCCTGCCCAGCGACCGTGGTCGCGTGCTTGCGCTGGCCGTTCTCCCTAGCCTCCTTGTTTATCGCGTCGGTCTTCTCCTTGGCGAGAGCGCGGTGCTCTTCGACGTCGGGAACCATGTAGGCCTCGATGCCAAGGATGGGTAGCACGTCGAAGCTTCTGCAGGCCTGATAGAACTCCACGCATCCCGCCATGGTGCCGTGATCGGTCAACGCCATGGCGGGCTGACCCATCTCCGCGGCTCGCTTCGCCGCCTCCTTGATCCTGAGGATCGCATCGTTGACGCTGTACTCAGAGTGAAGGTGTGAGTGAAAGAAGCTCAAGACTGGATCGCCCGGAGCACGCACAGTCCCGTAAGCGCGCCGCCGAGAGCGAGAAAGCCTCCGCCTACTCCCCAGATGGCAGTCGCCCCCGCAGCAAGAGACATCGTCGCAGCCAGTCCATAGAAGTGGCTGTGCTCGGTCATGCGAGCCTGGCGATCTCGATGGTACTGGATGCTGTCGTCCAGCTGACGCTTGACGTCGTAAACACTTTCGGTGCATGCCGCGCAGGCGGTGACCATCCTGTTGTCACCGTTCCCGGTGGGGAGGAGCATGAAGGTCAAGCGCTCCTCCCCACCGCAGAACTGACAGGCGATCCCAGTGGGCTCGTCGTCTTCGTCCATTACTTCTTAGCGACCAGGCACTCGGAGACGTCGAAGGAGCAGATGGTGCACTTCCCGTCGGCGCCCTTGTCGCACGGGAGACCGTTGGCCTTGGCTGCGGCCCACGCGTCGTCGGCGGGGGCATCCTCCTCCCAGGGGAGAGGATCGGTCTCGGCATCTCCGAACTTGGCCTTCAGCTCGGCCTCCTTCTTCGCGTCCTCGTCCGCCTTGCGCTGGGCGCGCTCGGCCGCCGCGTCCTGGGCGCGCTGCGTCGCGTCGGCATCCTCGTCGAGGGTGTTGCCGCCGTTGCTGCGCTCGTACTCCTCGGCGTAGTCCGTGCCGTGGTAGCGGTCCGCCTCCTGAAGCAGGAAGAGGGTCATGTCGTGCAGCTTGCTAGAGAAGCGGGCCAGGTCCATCGGTTCCGGGTCGTCCGGCTCGATGTCGTAGACGGTCTGCAGGCCGGTGCCTGAGCGCACGATCTCGTAGTTGCGGTCGGTGAGGTTCTCGTACCGGTTGAACCGCATCATCAGGCGATTGGTCAGGTCCTGGTTCATCTTCAGGAGCTGCACCTGCATGGTCTCGATGTTGAGGACGTTGGCCATGTGGCGCAACGACGTGCGCCGAACGCGCTCGTCGGGATGAGACGAGAGTGGGTCAGGATCGAGAGCCGGCACGAACATCTTGCTATCGGGCACGTAGTGCTCGTAGAAGATCATCCACTCGTCGGGGTTCTGGAGAAAGCGAACCTTGACCGGCTCGTCTTCCCTGATCAGCAGCAGCTTTCGCGAGTTCCCCGCTCCGCTCGCCGCGGTGAGATTCTGGCGCAGCTTCTGCACCGAGCCGGCGATACCGCCGGCCAACGGACTATTGGACATCCTCAGCCTCCTTGGGCTTCCCTTTTGACTAACTCTACCAGGTGTGGTCGCGGGACAGTAGCATGCTGCGCGACCAAGTGGAACTAGGAATCGCTCTGTCGATAGCCCCTGCGATCTCCTCATCGCTCAAGCCATCAGGGTCCTTGGCCTCCGAGTTGCGCGGGTACCTGGCGATGCGGAACAACCTGCTGTGCTGGGCGACCATTCGACGAGTAGCCGCCTCGCCGGCAGGATCGCGATCGAAGAAGGTGACTACCCGCAGACTACGGAGCGCCGCTAGCTGCTGATCGAACACGCCGCTACCCAGCAGGGCCACGACGTTCGTGTATCCGGCTTGCCACACGCGCATCGCGTCGATGGACCCCTCGGTGACTATAACCTCGCGTCGAGGATCTACTCGATGCAGGTTGAAGACTGCCGATCTAAGGGGAAATCCCTTCGGATATCGGTAGCGTGGACCATCGTGGTCTGGCAGAGTAGCTCGCCGAATGAGATAACGTGCGACCCCGTCGGCGTCGCGATAAGGAATCACGGCGGTCGACGTCTCGTCATCGAACCCGAGATCGAACGCGTCGATAGTAGCCGAAGCTAGTCCGCGCTCCGAAGCCCAGTAGCGCGTGCTTCGCATCTCGTCTATCAGCGCCTGCGAGATTTGGCGTGGCGCCACCTCGGGCGAGCGAAACTCCGCGAGTCGTTCGCGAACCGCCTGGACGCGCCGCTTGCCGCCCATCGATAGCTCGGCTGCCACGGCCTCTAGATCGATGCCGCTGATCTTGGCCACGAGCTCAAACGCAGAACCCTTTTCGCCGCAGGCTGTGCTCATGCAGATGAAGACACCCTTGCGTACGTTTAGGTACAGGTCGGGCTTGTTGGTGCCAGAGTCCTGATGGAAGGGGCATACGCACTGCCACTCGTCGCCCATGCGGTTACGCACATCGAGTTCCGCCTCAGCCCATTCCGCCAGGCGATCGGGATCAACGCGCCGTTTGTTCACAGCGGAATATCCTCTTGCTCGTGCTCGACCGCGGTCTCAGATCGCAGAAACTCGACGTAGACGGCCGCCTGATCAGGGGTGATCTTCTCCGTCAACTCGACGCCGCTCGACTGCTCGCAGAAGCGCAGCAGCGCACGCTGGCTCGGAGAACACCACTCGTTGACCTTTACCAGCTGGCGCGCTAGCTGACTGCTAGCCCAGCCCGGATCGAACATCATCTCGCGTAGTCCCTCGGGCACGGTAGCCACCTCTAGGTGATGAGCTAGGGCTGACTCGACCTTGCGCAGCAGGGACGCCGAGTTCACTGATCGAGTGCTCGCCACAGCTTCTCTAGATCGCCGGGGAATGTGATCACCCGCACCTCGCCATCTCGGAAGAATCGCAGTTCCGGCATGCGCTCGGTGATCCGAGCGTCTACCCTGCGCTCAATCTCCCAGATTTCCAGTCGATTCCCCTCGCGCGGAATCGAGCAGATCAATCTCTCTTTTGTCATCATGAGCCCCCTCGAGCTTCTCGACTCTCAACCTAAGATCCACCAGCATCAGCAGCATGCTGAGGATGACCTCGCTGCCGATCTCCTTGCCGTCCTGCAGCAGGCGCAGCATGCGCATCTCGAGCTCCTTGACGTCCTCTGCAGCCGGCCTCATGCACTCGACTATAGCGCGAATGCTCGCGAAATCTGCCACGTTGGCATGTTTCGGTCTGACTAGTACGCTAATCGCTTAGAAGACCTACCGACCCTGGAGAAGTGTGGTACCGTCCAATCACTTTCGAGGAGGCAACGGTGCGAACAGGAGAGGAAAGTGCGTGACTTTCAACGGCTAGCGCTAGCGGCCATGATCGATTCGGGGTCGATCAAATCTGCCCTGGAGGAGGGGGTAAACGAGGAGCACTTTCCCGCGTATGCCGATATCTGGCGCTTCGTTGAGCAGTACGTTCGGCGCAACGGCAAGGCGCCAACGCGGCAGATCATGGAGGCTCGCTACCCGAAGCTGGATCTTCCTATCGGCCAGCAAGAGGAGGTCGGCGCCCTGCTGGAGCACCTCAAGCACGACTGGCTGTTTGAGCGCGCCTCTACCATGCTAGACGAAGCGTCGCAGCTGCTGCTCAAGGATGAGCCTCAGCAGGCCGTTGCGTTTCTGCAGGGCAAGGCGCGCGACCTGTCGGCGTTTGCGAGCACCGGGCAGCAGGACTCAAACCTGCTCCAGGACTGGGACAAGTTCTTCCAGGACGCGGTGGGTCGCATGGCCGCCGTTCAGGGAGGCGCCATTCGCGGAACGACGACCGGTTTTGCGACGCTCGACGAACGCACCGGTGGCCTAGACTCTGGCGAGCTGGTTACCGTGGTAGCTCGCCAGGGAGAGGGCAAGTCGTGGGCGCTCATGCACATGGCCGTCTCGGCCGTCATGCAGGGCAAGAAGGTGTGCTTCTTCCCGCTGGAGATGAGCCCTACTCAGGTCGCGTTTCGCATGCACGTGATGTTTCAGCATCGCCTCGACCCCAGCGGCGCATTGCGCAACAACTCACTCGTTCAGGGCAAGGGCTACAATCTCGCCGCCTACCGCGCGTTTCTTGAGCGGCTCGCCGAGGAGGTGCCTGGTCAGCTGATTATGTGTCAGTCCGATCGCCGCTTCAGCACCACCCAGGTACTGGCCAAGCTGCAGGAGCACCAGCCCGACCTAATCGTCATCGACTACCTGACGCTGATGGCGCTAGACAGCCGTGAGCTGGAGGGCTGGAGTGACATCCGCATCCTGACTAAGGAGCTGAAGTCCCTCGCTACGGAGTTTCAGATCCCCATCATCGTAGCTGCGCAGGCAAACCGCGTTGCTACCAACCGCAAGGGCCCGCCCGAGCTAGCTGACATCGCTTTCGGAGACGCGATCGGCATGGACTCGGATCGGGTATTGTCGTTCAAGAAGGTGAGCAACCGAGTTACGCACGGACGCGTCATCAAGAACCGGCATGGCGACGACATGCGGAAGGATCTGTGGCTGTACACGGACTACAACCGGGGGCAGATCATGGAGATCGACCAGAACAGAGCTAGCGAGATCATCGACGAAGACAAGGACCACAGCGAATGAACCTCGACGACCTCCTCAGCCAGTCAGATGAGAGCGATGCGCGCAGGCGCAGCATTCTCTCCGCGTCAAACAGAGCGTACGCTAGAGACGGGGACGCGCTCGCGAACTTCAAGAACACCGCGAGCCTCCTGACGCAGGCCGGAATGCCTACGTCGCCCGCTCAGGTCTGGGGAGTGTTCTTCTTCAAGCACCTCACCGCGATTCTCAAGGCCGCCAGCGATAGCGGCTTCCAGGACCGCGAGCCGATCGGGGGGCGAATCGACGACGCGCAGATCTACCTAGAGTTGCTTCGGGCCATCCACAGCGAGGGGGACGGGGATGCTGCTCTACGAGAATGATCGGTTCGACGACCTCCCCCTAGAGATACAGGGCGGGCACCACGTCATGCAACACGAGTTTGAGGAACGCGACGATCCGCGAGAGATGATGATCGAGCGTATGAGCTGGCTCTCGCAAACGCCTACCGACGGCGTGCTCCTCAGAGCCAACATGATCACCCCGCTACTCGCCCACTTTCACGAGCGCACCGTGATCGAGATGATGCTGATGACGCGAGGCTGCTCTCTGCTGCTCTCCTACCTACCTGGCTCGATCCTAATGCCCGCCGGAGAGCACGGAGAGGACGATCACGCCTCCTTAGCGGCGGCCTATCGCCGCGCGTTCCCCGGCATGCCCGGGATCGGCAGCCTCGCGCCCTACGTCGTGTTGGTAGGCGAGACGCCGAACCCTCGCACCCTAGACAAGACGCTGGGGGTACCGTTCTCAAACGGCCCCTCGGGCGAGTGGCTCATGACTAGCGTCGGCTGCATAGACATTCGCCCAACCGCGTACATCACCAACGCGATCAAGGCGGACGGCGACGAACGCACGGCGGCGCAGGAAATCCGATGGTTGCGTCCACAGGCCGTGGTCGCCCTAGGGCAGGTGGCCTCGAAGATGCTGCGCAAGGCCAAGATCGAGCACACCACTATCGTTCATCCTCAATACGCGCGACGATTTCACTTTAAGGAGCAGGGAGCATATGTCGACCAGATTCGCCGAGCCATCCTCGAGTCAGCCCGCCATCGAGCCTAGTGGCCTGTGCATGTGCGGTTGCGGAGAGCGTACGCAGCCCTGGATCGTGGACGGCAAGATCGACGGATACAGGATGTACGCGACGGGTCACGCAGAGCTAGACACCGACCCCGCCGCCAAGATGCAGGACGACGAGAGCATGCGCGTTGACCCACTGTGCCTTTGCGTCGGAGACCCGATGGGAGTAGAGCTGATCAATCGGTGCATCGAGCACTATGGCACAGCCATGAACCTTGAGGATCATCTAGGGCTGTCGCACGGTGGGCTCAACCGATACCGAGGTGAGCGTTACATTCACCTAGACCTGGTCGACAAGCTACTCGTGATGATGGGTGATCAGCACATGCTCGAGGACTTCGACTTCCGTCGTCGGAGTGAATGGGGCAGGTCGCCGGCGACGGACGCTAGAAACGAGCGGCGCAAGGCCGATCGCGAACGGCGACGCAAGCAGCGAGCAGCTAAGAAGACTTCTGCTGCTGCCTAGTCGCTAGATAGGCGTCAAAGCGCACCATCTTGTCGAGGTCGTCCTCGATCAGGATCATCCACTGTTGCACGATGGCGTCGTGCAACCAGCGCTTCTGCTTCTCGGAGATGGCCTGTAGCTGGGCTGAGCGCTCGCAGGCAGCACACCTACCTTCAATCGTGAAGGCGGTATGCGCCAGCGAGGTGCGGCAGTCTCGGCAGAAAGCCATCTACTGAATGACGAGAGGCACCGACTCCACCGACTCGCTCAACTTGACGCGATGCGTGGCGATGAGCCCGTGCTCCGGGTGAAGCACGTGCATGTTCTGACTCGGGGCGCTAGCTCCACCGCGGCCGATCGAGAGGTTGTTAGTGCCGATCCATGCGCCTGACCAGATGGTCATGCTGTCGGCGCCGACCGTTATCTGGGTAGGGCGATGGTAGTGGCCCTTGAGGTGAAGGTAGTGCTGAATCCCGGTAGAAAGACGAACCTGCAGGTCGTTCTTGAGACCCGTGACCACCGGGGCGCCGACTAGTCCGCCTCCTCGGTCCTGGTCTCCGTGCGTCAGCAGGATGATGCCCCCAGAGGTCTCGAAGTAGACGGCCTTGCGCGCCTCCGGGTCGTACCAGTCCACGCCACCGTTGTCTGGAAGAGCGGCGAGCTGGTGGCGCACCGACTCGTAGCACAGATAGTCGAACGACAGCGACGGGGGCAGCGCGCCTCCCTTTCGCCCCTGAGGAACGCCATGGTTGCCGACCACCGACACCACAGCCACTCGATCTGCGCCAACCGACTTAGCTCGAGTAGCGATGCGCGCTACGGCTCCTGCCCAGGCGCGCGAAAGGCGTACTACCTGGGAGCCGGCGTCCAGCGCGAGGTGCCACTCCTGCCCATTGAAAACTCCGTGACCCTCGACGAAGTCGCCACCCTGCGCGAACCAGACGGTTCCGATGGGGTTGGAGTAGCTGACGTTCTCGAGCAGAGCCTCGACGGCCTCGACGTACCTCGGCAGGCGCTCGTCCTCGTAGACCTCAGGCGAGTAGCGGCCGCCCGGAGTGTCCTCGGCGTGCACGATCTCGCCGTACTGCTTGTCCGAGACGTGTAGCACGACGTCTACCGGAGTCTGACGCTTACGCTTGCGATCGGCCACAGGCAGCGGTGGAGGCGGCGTCACGCTCACGGTCTCGGCTGCGTAGCGCAGCTCGTCGATGAGCTCGCGAATCGCGTTTCCCTCGGTCTCGAGCTCGCGAACTCGGCGCTGCAACATGGCAACCTTGGGCGTGCTGGTGGCGCGCACCGAGATGTCTCGATCCGAAGCGATGGCTGCCAGATGACTACGCGACACGCCGAAGACCGCAGCTGCGCGCTCGTACCCCATCGCCCCTAGGATCGCCTCCAGCTCGGCGTTCGTCATGCGGTCTACCACCAGGCGATCATCGCTCTTGGGAGTATCGCGGTGAGTTGGCACCCCTCGCTCACGACACCAGCGTAGAGCCGTGTTGTAGGCCACGTTGTGATGTCGGGCCATCTCGGCCACCGAACCTAGTTCGTCGAGCCCGGCCTTGAGCTCGTCGGCAGAGGCGTACGGGCACCCTGCGCGAGGAGCGCCCACCTTGCCCGTGCGAGTAGACGCGCCCATCTCGCGGCACCACTTACGCACGGTAGAGGGAGAAGCGGCGATTTGCTGAGCGAGGATGTCTACGCTTCCTGCGGCAGCGATGGCCTCTTGCAGTTCATCGGTGTTGGCGTACGGACACTCACGCCTGCGACGGTTTGTCATTGCCACACACTACCACAAAATGTACCTAGTATGGTATGCTATTTACATGGACAAGCTGTACAGCATCGGAGAAGCGGCAACGGAACTGGGTACGTCTTCGCAGCAGCTGCGCCGCTGGGAACGCGAGGGCCTGATTCCTCCTCCGTCCTCGCGCATTCAGAGAGGCAAGCGCCTTGACCGACGCTACACGCAGGACGACATCGACCAGCTCAAGGAGCTGCGCTGGCTGTTCAAGGTCGGCGCGCCCACGGCAGAAGAGGTCGAGGAGCGGGAGCGCCGGCGGCGTGAGTTTCTGCCCATGCGCAGTCAGGTCCAGGACCAGGGCAAAAAGCTAGGGGAGTAACATGAGTCAGATCGACGAGGGAGACGAGCTGGAGTACGGGCTCTCGATCGAGGCCGCCCCGGGCGTCTGGGTGAAAGCGGCATTGAAGGTAAAGGCTCGTCCGGGCGAGACTCCGATGGCTTGCTGGGAGCGAGCTAGCGAAACGGTGGACTCGCTGCTGCGCTTTCACGCAGACCGATTAGCCTCAGAACTCTCGAAGTAGCCGCTATAATAGGTAGCGGATAAGGCGCGAGAGTCCTAGCTACGAGCCGTCATGTCATGGCCCTTCCAGGGGTGGCCCAGCCTCCAGCTATCCGCGCAGGGCAGGCGGGGGACGTTATAGTCCCCCGCCATCCCTGATATCCTTTAGGCATGGCTCTCTACTACCTAGCAGGTCCCATGAGCGGTATCCAGGACTTCAACTATCCTGCGTTTGACGCGGCCGCGCGCGACCTAAGGGCGCAGGGATTTGAGGTACTCAACCCAGCGGAGCAGTTTGAGGGCGATCAGAGCCTGCCTCGCTCCGTCTACCTGCGAAGAGCGGTCGAGAACCTGCTGCAGTGCGAGGCCATCGTGATGCTGCCGGACTGGCAGCGGTCGCCTGGAGCCATCTTCGAGATGACCGTGGCGAGCGCCCTCGAACTCAGCATTCATCGCTACGTGGCACACATGCCTCCGGCCTCGCTGCTGTGATCGTCGGCGTTGACTTCTCCACCAAGGCGCTGCATTGCTGCTTTGCAGCTGACTCGGTACCTCAGATCGCTCGACTAGAGATCGCCTCTGCGGAGACCGAGGTGCAGGCCTCCTTGGTCTACGAGTTGCTAGGGGGTCTGTTGCGGACGCTGGAAGAGCGCTACGAGCAGGGGCCAGGGCTTTTGGTCATCGAGCGCCCATGGGCTGGTTCTAACGCCCGCTCGGTGGTAAAGCTCGGCCAGGTGCAGGGCGCAGTGATGGCGACCGCCTACGCGCATGGGTGGGTGGTACGCGAGGAAGACCCTTCGGCCATTCGCAAGGCGGTGGTAGGGGTCGGAACCGCGAAGGGCAAGGGCGCCATCAAGCAGATCGTGCGCGACTGGGTGAAGATGGTGTACAAGATGGACCTGTCCGAGGACGCGGCCGACGCCGTGGTCATCTGGTCGTATGGAGCGGTACTGCAGAAACCTCGGCCGAGAGGTCTCGGGGCGTAAAGTGCGCAGCCGTGCGCCAGGCGAACTCCTCCGGCAGCGTATCTAGGCGCGACCGCAACCAGAACGCAGCGTCTTCACCCCAGGCCCAGAGCTCGCGCCCGAACTGGCGCCGGTCAAAGGGCGATTCTATGCCAAAGCAGATCGAACCAACCGCAGCGTCGCGCGCGAGGTGAGCGTGAGCATCGTGCGTAGGACAGAGCTGAAAGGAATCGAGGATGCGCATCTCGCCGTACAGCTGAAGCTGCCAGCGCACGGGGATCAGATGATGCTGGCGAAAGGTGTATGGCAGCGGAAGATGGTGCGTCCGCACCGTACATCCGTGGTCAAGACTACTCACCGATCAGCTTGTTCAGCTCGAAACGCAGGCGCTCGAGCTGGCGGTCGATCCGAGCGATTCGTGCCGCTGCGGTCTCTCCTGGCCCCACGATGACCTGGTCGCCGTCATCGCTCATCTTGGAGTTGAGCTCCGCCTCAAAGCGGGTAGCTTCGAGCTGACGAAGGGCGTCGTGGATCATCTGGGCTCGATCGGGCACATCGAGAGCTTGGTACTCCGGGTTCATGCTTCTCCCTAGCCGGTGACGACCAGCTGGTTCGAGTTGTTGATGGTAATCGTGGCGGACGTGCCGTCTGGCTTGTACAGCAGGATGGCGCTCTGAGCGGTATTGTTGCCAACCTCCAGCGTCTTAGCTCGCACGCACAACGATACGGTACCGGTATAGGTGCCGCTCGAGGTAGCGATCGAAGCCCCGTTGCTAAACGCGATGCCGCCCGTAGCCGCCGATCCGATCGAGATACCGTTGGTGGTAACCGAGAGCAGCGAACCTCCCGTAGACAGCTTGACGTCCAGCAGGTTGCCGGTCTGAGACGACGCCCCCTGCACGGTGAGCGGCACGTCGGAGGGAACCAGCGGCCGCAGTACGAAGGCGTTGTACTGGTCAGCGCTGGCCTGCACCCCGTTGAGCAGCCTCAGGCTCGTGATGGTAGAACCACTCCACGTAGCGGTTCCTACCTTGCGATAGAAGTCGCTAGTAGGCGTACCGTTGTTGATCTCGAGGGTAGCCGACTTGGGCGAGGCCACATCATCGCTAGTCACGTAAACGTCGTAGCCGCCCGCGCTACCGGTAGCGGTAGCGCTGACCGTGCTGGCGCCGTAGCGAGTCTTAGCTCCGATCCTAACCGCGTAGGCACCCTCGGTCAAAGCGTCCCCGTACAGCGTTACCTGATTGGTAGAGTCTCGGCGCAACCGCATACCCCAGCTCAGACCGGTGTTGATCTCCTGGGAGTCATTGAGCCACTCGGCGGTTACGGCGGTGGTGGCATCGCTGAAGTTGATGTCTCGACTCATGGGTACATTCTATCCTACGTGCGAGTTGCCGAGGAGTCGGTGGCGGTGGCCTGCTCCCCCTGTCGGTTGGTGGTAGATTCGAGCACGTCGCCGTGAGTATCCACGAAGTGGGTGGCGAGGGTGCTGCCCGCTAGATCGCCAGCGTAGAACACGTCGTAGTAGATGGTGACGCCTAGGTGAGCGGGCACGAGCCGATGGCAGCACGAATAGAAGTCAAAGCGCGCTCCATCCAGCGGCACGGAGACGTCGAGCGAGTAGTTCGCAAAGTCCTCGTGCAGGCGCACCTGCTGACCCGCGGCCAGGCTCAAGGCCTGCTGAAGCTCTGCGGTCGTCACGGGCATCGACAGCAGCCCCTTGATGAGGTTGCGGCGGCGCACGTCGGAGTATAGGTAGGGTTCGGCCGGAAGACCCAAGGCGTCCTCGTGTCGCAGCAACATTCTGCCGGCTAGCCCCGGGATACCTTGTGGCAGGCTCTCGTTGATAGCTGCCCACAGAGCGTCTAGCTCATAGCCCGCCCCCTGAGCGATGGCATCGTTGACGCTCTGATCCCAGTGATACTCGGGCAAGCGCTCGATGAAGGCGTTGGCTCTCGCCTCCTCTCGCGGAAGCTGAGTCCATCCAGAGAGTACGTCGAAGAAGATGGTACCGCCCGCCGTACTCTCCAGCGTGATCTCTACGGCCTCGATACGCCCCCAGGACGGAGTGCCTACGGCGCGAAAGCTAGTCTTGGCGACGAGGGTGGTGACCCAGTCGCCAAAGGTAATCGACTGAGCGTAGCCATAGGAGGCCGCGCCCATCGAGGGATCTGCCTCGTCGTAGTAGGTAGCGGTGCCGTAGATCGAGGTACCTCCGCTCCCCGCTGCCGACGGAGACCAGCTAAACTCGAAGTAGCTGGCCGCGGCGCCCGGCATGTATGGCATCGGCGGAGGCATCGGCACCATGGGCACGTAGCTGGTATAGAGCCGCAGCGTGGCCTGAGCGAGCGGGGTGGCGTCGGGCGTATACGTCACGATGCCTACGCCGTGAAAGTCCGCGAAGTCCGTGGGATAGCGACTGGTGGCCGTGAGTACCTCGGTTCCCAGCGTGGTCAGCTGCAACGAATAGTCACCCTGTAGCTTGGGGTAGGTGGCAAGCTGCACGCTGCCGCCCACGGGATCAGACTCGCCCGTCCAGCCCTCGGACCGGCGCGCCAGGTAGAGAGGGGTCAGATACCCGCCGTCGAGAGAGGTATAGCTCATGGCGTGCTTAGGATGATCGAGCCGAAGTAGCCCTTGGTGTTGCTGGCCAGCTGGTAGTTGGTGTTAGTGCCCTCGATCGTCAGCGACGCCCACGTGACGTCCTTGACGCCGTGCGTCTGAACGATCACAGCTAGCACCTCCGACAGGTACACGACGCCACCCGGGCTAACGGTCTTGAGGTAGCCCGCTACGTTGAGCTCGCACTCGGTCTGGACGTCGGCGATCCCGTACCCACTCTCCAGGGAGATCTGCGCGACGAAGTCCAGCCCAGCTAGGCTCGGAGTCGTGACGGTGACGTCAGCTCCCACCGGCGTTACTGCCGCGATGGCCGCCGTAGCCTGCGCTAGCACGGCGCTCGACACCGGGGCGTAACCCGCGTCCATCACGATGACGCGCACGGTACCGTTCCCGGCCCAGAGCGGCTCTACCACTATCACTCCCACTCCGGCTACCGAGGTGCCTGCCGCTTCGTAGTCAGCGGTCGTACCTGCGCCGCGGCCCAGCCGCATCCGCTCTAGCAGAACCGTACGCAGATCGTCGTCGCTCTGCTCGTCGCTTCCTCCCGTAGCCGGAACAGAGTTATTGATCGAGGTGATGCCGTCGATCGGATCCTCGAGGCGCACGACCGCGTTAGCCGCGACGTTACCTACCACGCCGCCGGTTGTGCACTGCGTGGCGATCGTCGCGGTCGTATCGCTCAGCGTAGTTTCGTTGAGAGTCTGAAAGTAGATGGGCTCGCCGAGGTTCGCAGAATCGAGCAGAGTGGACACCCTGGTACCGGCGGGCACGACCGTGCCGATGGTGCCGGTGAAGTCGACGTCTAGCGTGGCGTAGGCCGCGAGCTTACGAGACACGCCGAAGGACTCGGCGATGGCCTCCAGGTACACGTCCGTGGCTGTCTGCGGATACACCTGCGTGGCAACCTGGTCCATGGACTGATAGAAGGTCTCGAGCTCGGCTGCAAAGGTCGCGATCAGATCGTAGGCAAACGAACCCTCCGTGCGATCGTAGCTCGAGGGCAGCGAGACCAGCATGCGGGAGATGATCTCGGAGATGGTGTTGCGCGACGCGTACTCGGGGTCGCTGATGAAGGTGACGGTCATGGGGTCTCCTACAGCGTTACGACGAGCCTGGTCTCGCCGGCAAGCTTGTCATAGATGGTCATGTAGATCACGGCAGAATCGCTCGATAGCTGCTCGAGCCTCACGTCCTTGACCTGCAGGATGAGGGGGTGCATGAGCAGGCATCGCTCTAGATCGTCCTGCAAACCCATCTTGAGCTCGCTAAACGATCGCTTACCGATCTGAAGCGCGAAGTCCGTTCCGTAGTCGTCGCCGTAGATGACGTACGTGCCCCTGGGAGTTCGCAGCGCCTTTTCGATCCATACCAGAAGGGATCGTTGGTCCTTTGACAGCACCAGGGTCTGCCGTCCCGCCTGCACGTAGCCGACCGCGCCAGGCCCAAACCTAAAGATGGGAGTCAGCGGATAGGCGGTCATCTCCTGCTCGATGGGCGCGTTGCTATCGGCCGTCTCGAGGTTGAAGAAGAACTGATCGTCTGGCAGCAGGGTTCCGAAGGTCGTCACTTGGGTATCTTACTCGCTTACCTGTTGAGCCGTGAGGATGACGGAGGGAATGGCTGGTACCGGTGACGCCGCCGGCACCGCCTTGAGCTGAACGCGGTTATCGCTAACCGACCACATCAGCTCCGCGTACTGACCAGCCTCAGCCACCGTAACGAAGAAGTTCCAGGCGGCGATGTTCTGGGCGTTGGTTCCCTGGATGGCTACCTCGCTGGCGGAGTTGGCGACGTCGATACCGTCCTGGCGCAGCCAGATGTAGATGAGACCGGTAGAGCCAGCGCTCTTGTCTAGCTGAACCGAAAACTGCAGGTTGTAGACGCCGGGATGCTCGAAGACCACGTGGCTGGTGTGGGTAGGATCGATGTGCACCCCGTCGCTAGCGTCGGTATGGTTGTACGTCATCGCGTAGGCCGTGCCGGTAGCCGCGGCAGACTGCGTGGTCGTATCGTAGAACGAACCGTAGTAAGCGCGAGCGGGAACGCTCACGCCGGTGGCGTCTCCGATGAAGCCGACGATGAAGTGACGTTCGTTCTGGTACAGCACGAGCACACGGTCTCCCACGGACAGCCCGCCGATGACGCCCATCGTCAGGCAGTCCCCGGCTAGTCCCACGCTGCTGTCGGGCCGTACCACGATGCCGTCCACGGGATCGTCCGTCGCTACCACCGTAGCGGTATCTAGCGTGGTGGTGCTCATGCGCGCCGCCAGCCTAGCCTCCTGGTGGATGACGCCGAGTAGGTCGCGGTAGGCGTTCAACTCATACCTCCTTGACCGCTACTGCCTTGACCTGGCTGCCGTTCGTCACGACGGGCCGCAGCGACTGAGCAGCCACCTTGGCGAGGCGGATCACGGCCTGGCTACTAGCCCTGGAATGCGTGTGAATGATCGATACGCGCTTGCCGGTCTTGCCCGAGTAGATCTCGACGGCCGGAAACTTAGCCAGCGGGTGATCGGCGCGAATCGTACAGATCGACTCAGTGCCCTTGTAGCTCGGCTCCGCGAGCTGAAAGTCGACAACCGCTACGGTCACGTTGGGATAGGTATGCGCCTTATCCATCTTGTACTTGGTCTTCGCGGCGCTGGCCTTGAACGGGTCGGTCACGTCCGGGTACTTGATGTCGGCCTCGCGGCGGCGAAGCGTGAGCTGCGTCGACCCGCTGGCCGGGCCGATCTGGTGCGAGACGGCCTCGACCCAGAACAGCTGCGAGAAGCGCAGGTCATCGTCGTAAACGTACACTCCTAGACCCGGCTCCAGCGAGTTGATGACTGGTACCGTGAGCTGAATGCTCTCGTCTGGCTTACTGTGGTCGCGCAGGACCGTCTGCACCACCCTGCGCGTCTCGCTTGCCGAGTAGTCGCCGATGTCCGCGTACTTGTGCACCACGCCATACTTCTGCTCCGCCTGGTTCGAGACGTAGTTCTTGAGGCGAATGGCCTTGTTCTTGTGACTCTTGACCGTGAGCCTCGTGGTCAGGTCCATGATCGACGTGCTGTGCGATCCGCTCTGGATGTTAAAGCGCGAGTCGAACGTCCAGGTGTCGTCGGGGTCGGCGCGCTGCCACAGGCAGACCTTGCCATACTTGGAGTGAAGGCGGAAGCGCTTTCCCGTGAGCTTCTGATTCTTCTGCAGCGCCAGCACGCAGCCGTCGTACAGCGTGAGCTCACGGGTAACGACTCGGCTGATGCGAGGTCCCGTCTCCTGAAACGGGGATCCCACCTTGAGCCCGGACTGACTGGCCAGACGGCGAATGATCTGATCCGCGCGCAGCTTCTTGAAGGCCAGGTCTGACTCGTTGAGCGACAGGTAGATCATCGGATCGTAGGCGGTGATCGCCATCGAGTCCTGCAGAGAGGTGGAGGTGTTGTCTCGCGTAAAGACGTAGCCGCGGAACAGCTCGTTCTTGAGCGCTGGGGTATCGGACTTCATCGGAAGCGGATGGGTGCCGTCGAAGGTGTCCGCCATCACGCGAATGATGCCGCCCATCTGGATGATCGAGCGGAGCTGGTTGCCGGCCGCAGCGGTCGACAGCGTCAGCGAGACCTCCTTGGCAGGCTGCGCAAACGAGTCGGAGATGGTGATCTCCTCGACGAACTGCGAGATGTTGTATCGATCGGCCTTGCCGCTCTTGTCGTAGCGAGGCGCGTAGTACCAGACCAGGTATCGCCCAAACTCCGAGCTGAGCGTCGTGAAGTTATCCACGCTAGAAGACGTTGACGTTGGCGATGTTGGGCCGACCGCCCTGCACACCACCGTAGTTGCTGACGATGACCTTCTGTCCCGGCTTGAGCTTGTCGCCCACCAGCAGAGCCTTCTTGCCGTTGGCCTTCTTGACGTCCTTGTTCTGGCTCATCAACCACTTGCCTCCCAGAGCAGCCCAGTCCTTGCCGTAGAACTGTCCGGCGATGCCGGCGAACGTCGACCCCCATGCCCCCTTGGTGGTGGTAACGGGGAAGTCGTTGGGGTGCTTCTTGCCGCCCACCGGGTTGCGAGGAGCCTTGGACCGCGTAAAGGTCTGGCTGAAGATCGGCTGCTCGACGTACTCGGTCAGCTCTAGGTCGTAGAACAGATCGAGGGGATGCCCGGCCTTGCGCGAGACGGAGAAGTTGGTCACGAAGCACGTCATGGACTCCAGCTTGGACTGGCTCTGGTCTATCGGAGCAGCCTCGGGCTGGACGCTGAGGTAGACGGGATCGGTGCGGTTCATGGTGTTCTCGATGAACGCTCGGCACTCCTCCGGCGTCCGCTCGAGCGCGTTCCCTCGACAGTAGTCGGGATCGAACGTGGCCGGAAAGAAGCTGGTCAGGGTGAGCGAGCGCAGCTGTACCTGACCCATCTGGGAGCGCTGGCGCCCGCCCACGACGTCGATGCCGCTGGAGGAACGCTGACGGGGTAGCGTGATCTCCTCGGGGTTGACCGGGAATACCAGGCGGCTGCTCATGTCGCTCAGGTTGAGCGTCTCGCTGAGGTGCAGGACGTAGTAAAAGGCGTAGTCGTAGCTAGCGGCTACCTGTCGACCGTTGTCGTCAACGCTGGTCAGCCCCATGCGACCGAAGTGGTTCCAGATCGAACCAGTGGTCGAGGCGCTACCGCTGTCGGTCGGGGACGGCGCGACAGGCGGCAGACCGTCGATGGTGGCAACCGTGATCGCCATTAGCCCGGACCCTTGACGGGCTCCGCAGCCCCACCGTTACCCTGCACGGACTTGAGCTTGTCCTTAAGCGCCTGGGCGATCTGGTCGGGGCTCATGCCATTCGTGTTGATGGTCACGTAGACCGTCTGGCCGCCCGTGTACGGCGAGCCCTGCGGGAACTTGGGTACCCCGAAGGTGGTGGCGCCCGAGAGGCTGTTGGAGAACACGCCGCCCAGCGTCTTGCCGGCCATGATCGCGGCGTTGTAGGCGGCAGAATCGGTGGTCGCGAGCTTGGTGAAGCCGGCGGCCGTGCCCGCGTTCAACGCGTGCTGTACGGTACCGACCAGCGACTGCGAGTAGTGCTTGCCGACGGCCTTGCCGCTATGAGCGGCTTTCTGCAGCGTCTCCTCGGTGACCTCCAGTTGCATCGCCTGCGGAATCTGCAGCCCCTTGATGTGCTTGCCAGCTCCCTTGATCGACGCCAGGTAGGGGTCGCGCCCCTCCATCTTGCTACGAGTCTTCTTATACTCTCGCATGGCCTTGCGGTTGGATCGGGCGATCTGCTTATTAGCTAGCTCGACGGTGATACGATTGGCCTCGCCCTGGTACACCGCGGCGACCGCGGCGCTGACCTGCGGCGAGTTGATGGCGGTGAGCACCGTGTTGAGCTGATCGTGCACCGCAGCTAGACCCTTGGTGCCGCGAACGTGCGCCAGCTTGTTCAGCAGCGGCTGCAGGTTGTTAACCGCCTTGACGGTGGCGACACCGTTCGTGCCGATGATGCCGTCGAGCGTCAGCTTGTCGCGGCCGATTATCTTACCGCTCATGTCGGTGGTGTAACCGATCTTCTGACCCGTCACTGCCTGGGCGAAGGCATAGGTGGCCTGGCTTCGGTTGCCACCAAACTGGTTGTTGCGCAGCATGCCCATGTAGTTCTTGAGGCGGCCCTTGGCGGCGTCGCTGGCCTTGCCCTGCTGCCACGAGTCGTAGCCGCCTCCAGCCATGCCGCCCAGCATCCCGCCGACGCCGCTGAGCGCCATGGCGACCGGCGCCATCTCAGGTCCTAGCGCTAGCAAGGCCATCGGAAGCGTGGCTCCGGCGATGCTGCCTACCTTCTGCCCCGTACCGCCTCCGCCCGCCAGACCCATGGCGATGTTGGCCGCCGCCATGGCGAGCGGGCCACCGTAGGTCTTGCCGAACTTGAGCCCCTTGCCGATGCCGTAGCGCAGGCGCTGGAAGCGGTTGCCCTTGAGCATCGCCTGCTCGTCGAGCCGCATCTGAGCTCCGCCTCCGACGGGCGGTTTGGGCCCTGCGCCGCCGCCGATCATCAGCATGCCGTCGGTCTGGGTCGCTACCACCGGGCCGCGACCGGCGGGCGTGCCGCTGATCGGGAAGCCGTTGGCGTCGCGGTAGATCGGCTGGCCATGCACGCGGTAGACGCCGTCGGCGCCCTGAGTGAGCTGTGGCGTCGGTCCGCCGCGAACGACGCCCAGCGCGTCGAGGCGGCCGCCGATGGGAGGCATCGGGTAGGGCGACATGGGCATCACGCCTGGCCCCAGCAGCAGCGGCTGGTGGCCCGCTCCGATCTGAGCCTGTGGGTTCATGGCGCGCTGACGAGCGCCGCCTCCCCCGATCCTACCGTTGACGATGACGGTGTTGGCGTTGACGATCATCTGGCTGATGATGTCGCTGGCGGCAGCGCCGCCGATGGCCTTCTTGACCGCGGCCGCTGCCTCAGGGGCAGCGGGCGGGAAGAACATGCGGCTAAAGAGACCCTTGGCCGCACCTCCGATGCCGCCGGCGTACTGCTTTCCCATCGCTCGAATGCCGCCGCCCTTACCAAACATGCCCTGCGGCAACATCAGCCCCAGCATGCCCAGGAGCGCGGAGGTCTGCATGTCGGCGCCGCTCAGGGCGCCCGCTCCGCCCATCAGCGCTCCCATCTGAGCGCGGTTGCGGAGGCCACCGCCCGAGAACCGGCCGGCGAGGCCGGTGAACGCGGTGAGACCGATCGCTCCGGCGGTGAGCGTCTCGCTGAGGTTGCCGCCCGTGAACAGCTTGCTCGGTCCGCCGCTGAGGAAGCCGCTGACGCCACCGGTGCCGTTCCACGACTTCTTGAGCTGGTGCAGCATGCCCGTGGCGATCTGCGCGCCCATCTTGACCGCGAAGGAGTAGACGCCCGGGGAGCTGTCGAGCGCCTTGCCCAGGCTCTTGAACGTCAGGTCGATGATCGAGCTCACGAGGTCGAGGAACGTCTGGCGACCGCCGTTGTCCCACCATCCACTGAGCGCGCCGCTGATGGCGCCGAAGGCCGACTGCACGATGGCCCCGCCGTTCATGGACGAGAATGCGCGATACTGGTTGAACGCCTTGGCCTGCCCGGGCTGGAGCGTCTGGGCGTACTCGCTGGGCGACATGTACTTGCTGAACCCGCCACCGTAGTAACGCGAGTTAGCCTTCATGCCCTTCTGGCCGCCGGTGATCTGGTTGATGATGCTCGTGCCGGTGTTGAGCATCCCCTTGACGTACGGCATCAGCGAGATGCCCAGGCCGATCTTAAAGGTGTCGAACAGCGTCTGGAACTGCTTGATCATGCCGTCTAGCGAGTTGCCCTGCTCGTCGAACGCCGCCTTGGTAGCCTTGACCGATCGCTCGATCAGTCCCAGCACACCGGCCTGGTCCTTGAGGGAGGTGTTGAACAGCGTGGTCGCCATGCGATAGCCGCGCTGGTCGTGAAAGAGCACGTTGAGCGCTGCGGCGGCGTCCTTGGCCGCTACCTTGTGGGCCTTCATCGCCTTGGTGATCTTGTCCATGGCGCTGCCGGGGCCGAAGATGCCCCCGGAGATGAGCGGCGCGCCGGGTGTCAGACCGAGCGCCTGGTACTCCTTCTCGGCCGCCTTCGTCGGGTTGAGCAGCTTGTCCAGCATCATGTTCATGCCGATGCTGGACTTAGACGCCGTCAGGCCCTTCTGCGAGCCGATGACGATGCCGCCGAGGATCTGGTTGAGGCCCATCTGGCCCCGGCTCTTCTTGCCGGTCGGGTTGAGGGCGGTACCGATCGGTCCGATGACGTTCGAGAGGCTAGCGGCGAGGTCCGAGTAGGTGACGTTGACGCCGTAGTTGACCGCGGCGAACATGCGATCGATGATGCGCTCCGGGCTGAGGTTTCCTCCCAGCGGAGCACCGGCTCCGGCCGAGCCGATCTTCTTGCCCTTGAGGCCCAGGGCGTTCATGATCTGGATGAGCGCGCGAGTAGAGGTCTGGACGTCGCCGCCGCCGGCCGTGGCGCCCATGGCACCGGCGCTGAGGATGTTCATCGCAGCGGAGCGGGCGCGAGGTCCGCGACCCGTGTAACCGGCCGAGATGACCTCCTTGAGGCCGCCGGTCAGGTCGGTCGGGGACTGACGCAGGCCGACCGACATCGCCAGGATGTCGCGACGATAGGCGAGGTACTCCTTCTGCGAATCCTTGCGAGCCTTCTTGAGACGAGCCGCCATGGAGCCCGCCCCTCCTCCCGCCGCTATCGAGCCCGCAATGAGCGCGGTGGACTCTCGCAGCTTCTTATCGAAGTCGCGGAAAGACTTGATGGCGTTGACGGCAAAGCCCGAGATCGCCGCGCCGCCCATGATGGCCCAGATGCGGAGGCCAAAGAAGAACGATCGGAAGACGTTGCCGACCTGACGAGAGAAGAAGCGCATGACCCCGCTCATGGCCTTGGTCGTCATGCGCCCAAAGCCGTTCATCGCGCGAGCCGAGACGGCCGACTCGCGGGTAAGCGTTCGCATAGAGCGGTTGGCCTCGTTGAAGGCGCGCGCTCCCGAGAAGACGCCATCGATGATGAACTTTGCGCGGGGGTTCATGCTCCGCTAGCTGCCTTCTGGTTCTCTTCCTGCTCGACCAGGATCGCCGCGTAGACCAACGCGCGCTCCCCACGAGGCAGATCGAGCACCTCGTGGGGAAAGCGACCGGTCTTCAGGAAGATCGATGCCAAGATAGCTGCTTCCGCGTGGCACCTGATCAGTCTTTTCCCGTGTCCTCGAGGTCCTCGTCGAAGCCGGACAGCGTCAGGATCTTGGCTGCGAGGCCGTCGACCTCGCCCGGCAGCAGCGACAGCGCGATGATGTCGTGAGCCTGCGTGTTGGGGTAGCGCTTGGCCAGCTCGGGGCTAGCGAAGTCGGGCGAGACGGTACCCGACAGGCAGACGAGGAGGCTCATCGTCGTAGCGTCGAGGTCCCGATCCATGCGACCCGAGCGCTTGTTGCGGGTGAAGCGCGTCGAGCGCTCCTGGATCTGGTTGTACTCGCGGCTCGTCAGTGCCTTGATCGTGAACTCGGTGTTCAGACGCGGGCAGGCCCACTTGTCGGTGACGGGGCCCACGGGTGCGTCGAGCAGCGCGCGTAGCGGGTCGATCAGCTCGGTGATGCCGAGCTTCTCGCGCACCTCGGCCATGCCGCTGTCGCCACGGTCGGCGTCGTCGGTCTCGACCTCGTGCACCTCGTCGTCGAGGGCATCGATGGCCGCTTCGGCGAGGGAGTCCTCGGGGATGATGTTGGTTTCCACTTGCTTGCTCTCCTGGGTTGGGGTGATCTCTCCGGGTGACTAACTACTAGACGTTCGGGACGAAGACGCCGCCCGCCGAGTACGTGCCGTCGCTGCGCGTGCCGCTCGGGAGCGTGACGGCGTCGCCGCCGGTCGCGCTCTGAGCACCGTTGATGACGGAGTTCCAGACGATGTTCTGGAACGTGAAGGGGGTGTCCTCCTCGATGATCTGGTTGACGGCCCAGCCGAGGTTGATGCCCCACCACTTGCAGCGGGTGAGCGTGATGCTCTCAGACTGACCGTTCATGATCTCGGGGTCGTTGAGCTTCATCGTGATCTGACCGACGTACTGCGGCGTGCGCTCGTTGGTCATCACGTTGGCGATGCGCTGGGCCATGAGGGACGTGACGCGGAAGCCGCGCATCGTGCCCTCGCCGTGGACGGCCGTGTACTTGTAGCCGACCTTGCGGGACCCAGACATCATGATGTCCTGGCGATCGATCGTGATCGATGCCGAGACCTCCTGAATGTGGCTCAGGAAGTTGTTGTTCTCGTCGTACAGCTCGCCGAACGATCCGAGGATCGTGTACTCCGGCGTCAGCTGACCGGGATTGGTTGCCATGGTAGTGACTTGCTCGCTTTCTGGGCCTAGAGGACCCGGGCGGTGATGAAGACCTTCTCGATGGAGTCGATCGGGGTGAGGCCGATCGTGACGAAGAACTCGTCGGAGTTCCCCGTCGCGCCGGGAGTGGGCTCGACCGTGAAGCCGGGCTCGATGGCCCCGGCGGCGCGGAACACGTCGAGGGCCGAGCGGATCAGGCCCATCGTGTACAGCTGACCATCCTGGTCGTTGTTGACGTAGCCGATCACCGACGAGTTGAGTGCCGTGTTGATCGTCTCGGCGACCGCATCGAGCGCGCGCACGACGCGGATCTTGCGGAAGTCGCGGCTCTTGGTCTGCGTGAACGTCGTCAGGGTGTTGATGCCCGACTCGACGACCGCGCTGCCAGCCTGAACCGTGAGGATGCAGAGGCCAGCGGCGAGGCCGGTCTTGATGTCCGCGTTGGTCAGGCGGGCCGTCACCTCCGCGGCACCCGTGGGGTGCTTGGTGATCGAGGAGTTGAAGCTACCGAGGCCGATCATGCCGGCCACGCGAGCGGCCGACTCAGCGCCGGAGAGCGAGTCGCCGGAGACCTCGTCGACGATGCCCGGGAACACCATGACCACGCCCTCGTGGTTGCCGGTGTTCGAGGAGGTCGCCTTGGACTTCATGGCGGCGAACTCGGTCGCGAGGTCGCTGCTGTTCATCCCGGCGACCGACTGGCCGCCCATGACGGCGATGACCTTGCGGCCCTCGTTGCGCATGCGCGCCACGTAGGCGCGGACCGTCTGCTGCGTGGTGTTGCTGGTCGTGCTCGAGGGAACGAGGATGTTCCACTCCTGGGTCTCGAGGGCGGCCAGCGCGGCGACGAACTCGGAGTTCGTCACGGAGAGGCCGGAGTTGCCACCCGTCATCGCCGTAGCGGACAGGTCGCCCAGCGAGCGGTTCGAGGAGCCGGAGATGGCGGCGGTCATGTACTGCGAAGCGTTGACCTCGCCGCTACCGTTGATCTGCGCCACCAGATCGTCGTTGTCCACGTGAGTGAACGTCTCGAGGATCTGACCGTTCTCGACGACCGTGAGATCCTTGAGATCGCTGTCGTTGGCGTTGACGCCGACGCTGACCTCGAAGCCGTTGGCGCGGATGCCCACGTACTTGGCGGTCAGAACGACCGCTGCGGCGGGGGTGAGGTCAGCGTCGTTGAGCGTGATCGACGCCGTCGCATCGGCCGAGGCCAGCGAGATGCGGTAGGCCTTGACCGTGGCCGCACCGCCGCGCAGAGCCTGGCGGCACAACAGCGGAAGCGTGCCGCCCGTGCCGAAGAGGCCCTCGACCTGCATCTCCGAGGTCAGCTCGGTGACGGAGCCGACGGAGCCCCAGTCAGAGGTACCGATGATCGCCACGACGCCGTTCGCGCCGAGCGACACGCCACCCTGGGCCTGCGAGAGAAAGTTGATGTAGACGCCCGGACGCGTGGCGGTGTTGCCCGCATCGGAAGCGCTCCAGATACCACCAGACATGAAAGATCAGTCTCCTGTGTTAGACGGGGAGTTGCAGGTAGGCGTTGATCGCCTGGTTGACCTGCGAGACGGTTGCCTTGTCCTCGATTTCGGCGTGCGCGAGCGCGCCGACGACGACCTCCGGGTTGACGCCGAACAGACTCCGAGCAGAACCGACGAGCGAAGCGACCAGGTAGGCCTCCTCGTCGCGGGACCGCGCGGCCTGAGCGTCCTGCACTTCAGACTTGGCTTCGGGCTGGGCTTCGGGCTGGACTTCGGTCGCCAGTTCGGGCTGCTCTGGGACCTGCGAGGTGACGTCCTCGTCGGCAGCGGTCTCCTCGACCACGGCCTCCTCGGTCGTCACCTCGGACGCTTCCTTGGCCGCCTGCTGGCGGCGATTGCTGTTGGACTTGGTGCTCATGAGAGAAATGCTCCTGTTGACCTAGTTGATTGTAGTCGATGCCGTGACGTTCGCGAGCAAGGACTCTGGATCTCGACGATGGTAAGAATGACACAGCGCCTTGAGCTGAACGTAGCCGTGAAAGGCGTCCTCCAGCATCATGCTCTCGGTGATGTTCATGGTAGCCTCCTGCACCTTCATGTAACCATGTCGGATACGACAGGTAGTAGGTGGCGTGTGCCCCAGGCTCGAGAGCGAGGTGATCTCGATCTCCGTGGTGCTGTTGCCCTGCAGCGTTCCGTCTCGCAGCCAGATGCTTTGCTCCGCTACGCACGTCCAGGACTGGCCTGCGCTCTCGCGCGTGTAGACGCGGTAGGCCGAGGCAAAGGGGCTCTGCGAGGGCCAGTTGCCAGCCAACACGATCAACCGCTTGCCGCCAGGAACGTCGTAGTTTACCGGCATCGAGAGCAGGCTCTCGTCTCCGCCGCTGGTCAGAGCGGTGATCGCAAACTGACGCGTGCCGGAGGGGAACGAGCCGCCGGAGCGCAGGGTAACCGCCACCGACGGGTAGACCAGGTTGTAGAAGTAGTGCGGAATCACGCGCTCTTCCTGCAGGCGATTGGCCAGAAAGTCCAGCACCTCGCGCGTCCTCCAGTACACGTCAGAGGTCGGCGAGTTGACCGCGTTGCCCTCGGTGATCAGGTGGATGCGCATCGTTCGCAGCACGTCGTGGTAGTTGCGGCCGCGGTCCGTGTACTGGTCGTTGATGTGCTCTAGGTAGAAGTAGGGCTTGTCCGTGCGGGCGGCGTTGCGCTGCACGTGGATGGCCGAGTCTGGGTACATGGCGTTCAGCCACGACCGCAGGGACCTGACGTCGTCGCTCGAGCTCATACCTCAAACTCCATCGTTCCGCCGGCGGGGATCATGGGCATACCCTCTGCGCCGCGGTGCGCGACGGTAACCGTCATGCGATGGCCGTCTCGCTGCACCAGCACGCTAATCGACTGCACATTTCGATTGTCCACCTGCACGCGCTCCACCATGGTCTTGCCGCGGCTGGCGGCGTGCGTGCGCAGCAGGTACTCGTCGGCGGCACGCAGCTGGTCGCGCAGGTCGCTGAGAGCGCGGTACGCGCGGTCGATGTTGATGAGCCCAACCTCGGCAAAGCTGAGATCCTGCTCCTCGGGTACCTCGTTCATCGGCTCCTCGCTCACTGTGGCCTCTTCGAGAACTGGCCGGTGTTGGCCGGGTTGCCGCCGCGGTACGAGAAGCCGCCACCGAACGCGTGCACCGCGGTCTGCACCGGTCCCGTTACGCGGAGCTGGCGCACGATCATGCGCTCCGCCTCCATGACGCTGCGCTTCTGACGCCAGACGTGGTCGAGGCCGCGCTGAGCCAGCGCGCCCCATTGTAGTCCCAGCTTGGTGGCGAAGTCGTCGAGCCCCTTCTCGAGCATGTGAAAGCCCTCGGTATGACCGTTGTCCTGCTGCCTAAACATGATGAACTCGAACGTGGTCGAGCCGCTAGGCTTGCCGTCCTTGCCCAAGGTGACGTTGCCGGCGGCCTCGTTGCGCGCACCCATCATGGCGCCGAAGTAGGGGTAGTCGCCGAGCTGCGCCGCGTGCACGAACACCTCGTTGCCGTAGTAGCGCTTGGTTCCCACGACGGGCTTGAGCACTCGATCAGCGCCGTGCTCCATGAACCAGCCGTAGTACGAGAGCGTCTGCGCCATCATCACGGCGTTAGGCCCGTCTCCCACGCAGGTGACGTCGATGGACTGAAAGAGGTTGCCCTCGGCCTCTCCGGGCGCGTGCACGAGACCGCCCCTGCCCTTGACGTTGGTGATGTAGCGTCCGCCGCCGCCGGCGGACTGGCCGCGCGAGCTAGCGAGCTTGGCGATCTCGCGCTCGTAGGCCGCGCCCATGTCCTCGGCACCCTTGAGCGCCTTGTGCAGCTCCGGCAGATTGATGCCCTCTGCCGAGGCGGCCTGCTCGATGTTGCGCTTCATGGAACCGGAGGCGCGGCTGTAGGCGTCGTAGTACTTGCCCAGCTCAGCGGCGGTCATCTTGAAGTCGTTGGTCATCTGGCTAGTCTTGGGCCCACCTCGACGATTGAGGTCCTGGATCAACGCTGCGCGGGACGCGGAGGCGTCGGAGTTCTGCGCTAGGCCCACGTAAGCCCGGTTCTGGGTCGGCTTGTAGGCAGAACCGCGCGGTGGTCCGATGGGCGTGTGCACCTGGATCGAGTGCTTCAACCCGAACGCCGCCTTCTCGCTCACCATGGCCGTGGTCGGATAGTTGCTGAGTACTCCGTAGGCCTTGGCGAGCGCGGTGGCCAGCTCGCCGACGTCCCACAGGACGTTGAAGCCCATACCCGCGCCCATGTAGTGGTACTTGCCACTGCCCAGGTAGGCGCCCGTGCCGAGGTCCTGGCGACCGGTCGAGAACTGCGGCATGCCCTGAGGGCCACCCGGTGCGCCGGAGACGCCGTAGGTTCCCAGGTGGGAGGCGGATCCTCCCATCGGCTGGGAGACGCCGGGGATCTGGCTAGCTTGCATTGAGCACCCGCTCGACCTCTACCTCGTTGTGATGCGCGCCAAAGGCCGCGAGAATCTGCTGGCCAGAGATGGTCTGTAGCACGTAGCCGGCGTGCGCACCGACGGTGATGGCGATGTGGTCAGACGGAAGTACCTCGACCTCTGGCGGCAGGTAGCAGACGCCGTGCTCCAGACTGGTGGTCGTCATGTTGGTGCGGTACAGAGCGTCGCGGCGACCGCCCACGGGGTCGTACCGGCACGGCACGCTGGACTCGAGGATGCTAAGCCCCTGGATCGGCGTGCCCTCGTCGCTGCCGATCTGGAGGTATCGCATGATGGAGCAGCGCTCGCTGAGAAAGCGGTTCATCGTGCCGAAGCGGTTGGGATAGACCCCGGTCGGACCGGTAGTCGGCTGGTCGGCCGGTAACGAGCCGCTTACCACCAGCTCCTCTACCGCGATCAGGTTCGCGTTGCTTCCGCGATCCCAGATGATTGAGTAGGTACCGTTGGTCGTGGGTGCCGTACCAGCCCAGTGATACAGACCGCTATCGGCGGGGTTCTCCACGATGCCGATCGTCGTCGGATGGAGAAAGACGGCTCCGTTAGGCGTGTCGACGATCGAGATGCGGATCGTCCCGGCCAGGCCGGAGCTACCCGGCATCGCGGTGAGCAAGCTAGCCTCGAGGCTAGAGCGGGGTGCGACGTAGATCGTCAGCGCTCTGGCCTATCATGGTGGCAGGCTGCGCCTACGAATGCTGTCAATGCGATGCCTCGGTGCTCGACCTAGACGATGGACTCACCCTCGGCGCTCGGCCTCAACAGGTGAGACCTCATCATAGCAAACTTGAAACGTGCCAGCGTGTCGCGTTTCAGGCCTTGATCAGGTGCCAGATACGAGCGTGATCGGGCTGAGTGCTGCCCGAGGAGATCGTCTGGGAGCTGTCTTGCGACACAGAGACTCCGTGGCCGTGTGAGCCCTCGGCGCCCACGGATGGAGCGTTTTGGGTATGCGTGTGATCGCCATGTGCCTGAGCGTTGCCAATGAGAGCGTGGTAGTGGGCGTCGGCGGCGTCGTAGAAGCTAGTTCCTCCGTACGTGATGCCGGTAGCGCTCGGCCCACCGAGATTGGTGTTGGTGGCGTAGTGAGAACCCATGGCGGCCGCTCCATCACCGGAAGGATTCTTAGCGTTGGTGTTCACGGAGCCTGTGTTCATGTCGTGAGTATGGTTCGCAGCTGTGTTGTTGTTCTGGGTGGTGCCCGGGAGACCCGCCGCTACAGTGATGCTCGACGTGAACCGATGCGACGTAGAGTGGGTCCAGGCGCCGGGCGTGGCGGACGTCAGGTGGTTGTTGCCCGAGGCGTAGGCCGCCTGCGCCGTCCCAGGTAGCGCGAAGGTGGTGGAGCCGTCACCTACGCCGTAGGTCGTGCCAACGGCGGCAAAGAGCGCGGCGTAGGTCGTGCGGCTTCGAGGAAGCCCGTCGCACAGCAGCCAGCCCGCGGGGATCATGGAGCTCGATAGGCCCAACCAGGGCACGATCGTGCCGACCGGAACGTATGGCTGGTTGGAGTCGCTCATGCGTATCGAATGTAGTAGCGCACCAGGTGATACGGCGGATCGTTAGATCCGCTCACGCTGTGGTTTGACTGGGTTACCGTGAGCTTGTGGCTGTGGGCCCCGGAGGTATTTACCGTTCCCAAGTTGGCGTCGTGGGTATGGTTCCACCCCGTGTTGTCGGTGTTCCCGGCGTTCCAGCCGTGGGTGTGCTGAGCGGCGTTGTTGTAGGCCGTGGTGGTATAGGAAGATCGAGCGTCGTTCTGCAGCGAGCTGGAGTTCCCGGAGGTGCCCGCGTTATAGCTGTGCCCGTGGTCTCCGCTAGCGTACAGGGTCTGGGCTGGCACGTTGTGGGAATGGCCGCCGCCGCCGAGCGCGGTGCTCGAGACCGCGTTGGTGACGTTGTGGGAGTGCGTCATCGCGCCTCCCTGTGCGGCAAGGTTGCCGTTGGAAACCGCTCCCCTCAGCATCCTTGGGCTGTTGTCGCTGGAGTTGAGTAGCGGAAGCTTGAAGTATCCCGCCGTGGCGCTGCCGTACGTCGTCGTGATGACGTTGTACAGCTGCTGGTAGGTCGCGATCAGCTGCTCAGAACCGTCACAGGGCAGATAGCCGGGCATGGCGGTGACCTTGCCGGCCATGATGACGGCTCCTATGGGCAAGCCTAGCTGCGGACTGAGGGGTTGAGCTAGCCTGAGCGTCACGGGGTGCCACCAGCGTATACGACGTAGTGGAGCTGCAGGTTGCGCGGCAGGTGGTCCTGCGCCGCGGTGTTGACGGTGACGCCCTGCGTAACGGTGCCAGAGGTATGAAGGTGAAGGTCGGAGCTCGTGTTGTTGTCGCCCGGGGTCGTAGAGGCGATCGTGTGCCCGTGGCTCACCGAGCTGCTGCTCAGAGCGATGGAGTGCGAGTGGGTCTCGAACGAGCGAACCGTGCTGCCTCCCGATGCGCGCTTGACGTTGGTGGCCGTGTCGTTGTTACCGCTGCCACCTACCCCGTGGCTGTGGTCGCCGGCGGCCGCGAGGTTACCTGGGGTGTGCGAGTGAGCGTGGCTGCTACCGCCGCTGGTAGCGGTGAAGGCGGCGAAGTTGGAGTTGAACGTGTGCGTGTGCGTCGCGGCACCGGCGTACGTTCCTACGTCGCTGTCCTTGAGGGGATTGAGTACGATGCGGCCGCTGAGGTCAGGCAGCTTGCCCTTGCCCGTCGCTCCTGTTCCAAACGTCGTGGAGATCAGCGCCGCTAGTCGTGGGTACGCCGCGGGGTCCACCTCCTGCCCGTTGCATAGCAGAAAGTTCTTGGGCGGCGTAGCGCTGTGCCAGGAGATCAACGCCCCTACGGGCAGCACGTCGTCCTTAGACGTCACGCTGCTGCCGTAGGGGGTGGTGACCGACACTAGCCGATGACGATGACGCGGTAGGCGTTAGCGGTCGGCGCGCTGGCGAAGTTGAGCGTGACCGAGTTAGCCGTGGTGTACTCGACATCGACCTGAACCTGAGCGTAGGAGCCACCGTTCTCGCGCACCTGCACGATGCAGTCTCGCGTGTCCATGTCGTGCGTGATCACGAAAGACGTGTCGCTGCTATTACCGACGTTCGCCGCATAGGTCGTCGTGAAGCCAAGGTTCGTCTTCGCGCCCGCCGCGTCCGTGGCGCCGGTGCCACCGTAGTCGACCGCGATCGTATCGGCCTCCCAGGTGCCCGTCGCAACCGTGCCGAGGGTGTCGATCGAGGCCTGGCCGGCGTAGTTCTCGTCGATGTCGACCGAGTCGGAGTTGACGACGATACGGTCGGTGGTGCCGCCCACGTCGAGGCGGTTGCCGTCCTTGGTGAGGCCGTCGCCTGCCGTGATCTCGCCCGCACCAGAGAACTGCACCCACGTGATGTCATCGTCACCGATCGTGACGGGGTTCGGGGTGGAGAGCACGTAGCCGTTGCTCGCGTTGAGATCGCCCTCCTCGACGAACACAAACGCGCCGGCATTGAGCTTGCCCTGCACCGCGTCGTCGGCACGCGTCCACGCGCCGCCGGCGACGACGACGTAGATGCCATTCTCGGTGGCATCGTCCTGGTCCTTGACGAGCACGCGGTCGCCGGCGATTAGGGTGACGCTCGTATCGAGCGTCTGCAGGTTGGCAAGCACGATGTCCGCGGTAGTCGCGGCGCGCGCGGACTGCTTAACGTCAAGGCCGATTGAGACGGCGTCGACGTACGCCTTGGTGGCGGCGTCTTGCGGATCATCTGGATCGGCGAGACCGGTGATCTTGTAGTCGTTCCAATCGACGTCCGCCTCGGGGGCCGCCATCTGATCAAGGCGGCTCGTGTGAACCTGGTCGTCGAAGTCCGAGATCGTCGAGGCGGTCTGCGTACCGGTGTGATTGGCGCGATCAAGCGGATCCGTCTCAAGCTTCGAGAGCTCGATGGCGGCGCTCGAGGAGATGTCGGCGTTGGTGAACAGCGCCGAGGCGTAGCGCCAGTCGGTGCCGTCGTAGATCTTGAGGCGGCCGTCAGAGCTGTTGAAGTAGATCTGCCCGGCAACGGGGCTCTCTGGGTCGGTACCCAGAACGTGGATCTTGGCCTTCTGCAGTTCGTTCTGCTGAAGATCGATGTTGTTGAGAAACTTCATGCGCCGCTCCTAGCAGACGTAGGCTTTGCCCCCAAAGGGGGCTGTAAAGATGATGTTCAGGGTGTTCGAGTCGATGTACACGACGTTGCCATAGACTACCGAATCTCCGCTGTCTACTACACTCACGCCGCCCGGATGAACGCCTAGGTTGTGCTCTACGACCCACGCGTCAGACGCCGTGCTCTGCACGTGGGTGTAGCGGACGGGCTTGCCCGTCCACAGCGACGTAGCCTCGTCGTAGACGATGGCGTTGCCGTCTTGATCGGCGGATAGATCAAAGTTATGCGAAAAGCCGCTGTCGTTGAGCGGGATGCCCTCGCCCCATCCTGCCTGGCTCTTGGGTCCGTACAGCACGATGTCGGTGCTATCGAGCCAGTAGTCTCCGATCGTTCCCACGCCAGGATCTGGCGCTCCGGTTCCCTTGATGATCCGGGATCCTTGTGGTTCGATGGCGGTCAAGAGCGCCTATCCTTCAGAACTAGCACAGAATACCTCGAATCGCCAACAAGGAGCATCATAGCAGCGCTCCGTGGCTACAGCGAACGCTAGAGAGGAAGAGTTCCCCAACGAGACGGATCGCTGAGACGCTCAGTGATGGGCTGCCACCACTCGGGATACTCGACCCACAGACCCGGAGCCATGACGCTCTGAACGTGCTCGCGGAAGTACTTGATGATGGCGTCGATGCTGGTGACGCCATAGAGATCTACCTCGGTATCGATCTTCTTGAGCTCGTAGTCATAGGAGCCGATCGACTCCTTCTGGAAGGGGCCGTAGACCACCGATGGCTGCTGAACGATGAGCAGAGCTGCCAGCTGAGCGGTCAGGTCACGCAGCATGTTGGTCTGTAGCGGTGTGAGATCTGCGCCAACCAATAGGAAGATGTGACACTGGATGTAGGCCAAGCGGCGGGCGCGGTTGATGGCGGTCATCATCACGTCACCGTCGATCTGGCTGCCGGCGTTCCCCATCGCCAGAGCTACCTCGTAGGAGGTGGGCACCGGCATCACGGCGTCTAGCGTGGCGTCGCGCTCGTCGAAGTCGTTAGGCAGGACCTCGACGTGCATCTGAGGGGGCGTCTCGAGCGACTGGCGAATCGTCGGAGAACCCACGGGAGAGAGCTGAATGATGGCGTGGTAGGCACCCGGCACCGTGAGATCTCCCTCCTCCCACTCGTAGGCGCACACCCCGTTGCTAGCGTCTACCTTAGCAGCAAGGCGTTCTGCGATCTCCGTCTGGTCCGCGCGCTGCCAACGCACGTATACGTTGATGTTCGTGACGTCGATGATCATGCCTGAGTCTCGAATCAAGATCTGCAGGTTGGGGCGAACGTCTCCTACGCGGTAGTAGTTCATGCCAGCGTCACCGAGGCGGTCAGCGTCCACGTACCGCTGCTCTTGGTACCGAGGTTCTGCACGCGTCGCGAGAGCATCTTGGCGCCGCTAGCGCCCCAGAAGATCGCGTATTCGCGCCAGGTAAAGTTGGCCTCGCCGGTGGTAAACTGGGAACGAAGCGTGACCGTCTGAGATGCCCTGGACGGATAACCGGCCACCATGCCCTTGCGCAGCTTGCTGCTCGATGCCTGCAGGTCCGTCTGCGACGGCACAAAGGCCGTGGAGGAGTCTCCGACCCCGATGTAGGCGTTGGTCGCGCTAACTGCCGTTCCACCCAGGCCAAAGGCGACGTCCAGCATGTTGTTGAGACCCGCGGTCGTAATCTCGTTGTGCCCGAGCTGCTCGACAACGCCGTCGCGCTCGAGTTCCCAGGTAATCACGAGAGCGCGCTCTTCCACAGCGCAAGTATACCGCAGATGGAGGCTAGCTCATCGACGCGCGTAGATGACTCGGATGTCGGGGTTGACCGTCATCTGGCCCGTCCATACCGTCGCGTAGCCGTGGCGCTCGAGAGCGGCTAGTGCCCGCTCGTAGAGCTCGATGGTGTGCGTCTCGATGGCGTACGCCTCGGGTACCGCAAAGAGCTGCGGAGACATCGCTAGGAGGTGCGCCTCGCCGCCCTCGAGGTCGCACTTGATCACCTGCGGTCTATGAACCAGCACCATCTTCTCGAGGTCGGCGCTGGTGCTGATCTCCGCGACTATCGGCGTGATGCGGGGATCGTCGTAGCGCTCGAGGTCCTCGGCCCTCATGTCCACCGCTAGCACGCGACTAGCGCCCTCCGAGAGCCAGTGATCCGCCGTGGCGGGGTAGGGGCGGAGTCGATTGACGCCGAAGTCGCCAGCGCCGAGGTCGAGCACCACCCGATCGCGCACCTCCACGCCCGCCCAGTGCTCGCTCGGCTCCTCGCCGTAGATCAGGCGCGTCGTCGGCCATAGTTCCGCAAAGCGCGCTTGGTCGCGAGCGATCTTCGCCGCCTTATCGTGGTTGGAAGCGTCGCTACCGCTTCCGAGGTGGTCGCATCCCACTCCCCGGACGGTGCAAGCGCGCCCGCCGCGCACGTGGAGACGCCGCATGAGGTCGTCATCGCCGTACCACCACTCGAGCCGCGGATGCACGGCGTAGAGCTCGTCCCGCCAGAACTCCGCCGCGACGACGAACGCCCACCCGATGACCTCGGTCTCGAGGAGCGGCACCGCGTGGGGCGCGACGGGCTCGGTGAGCGCGTGCAGGTCGGGGTGCCACCACCGGTGGTGCTGCGAGTACAGGGCGGGGCGGGCGGGATCCACGGCGGCGAGCTGATAGCCCCCGGCGCGCATGACCTCGCAGAGGGTGCGCACGCCGTCGGGCGGGAGGCGGATGTCGGAGTTGAGGATCGCCACGTTGGTGGGCTCGTCGGCGTGCTCTCGGATCACCGCATTCCAGGTCTCGTGGATGCCCCGTCCACGGTTGTCTATCCACGTTAGGCGCTTGTCGGTGAGCCGGCGATGAAGCGCCCATGCCTCGGTGCCGTCCGCACCCGCGTCGTAGAGCCGCACCTCGTCTACCTCGTCGCAGAGGAGGAGATGCTCCGCGAGGGTCGCCGTCCACCCGAGCGTGTTGATCGTCGGGATGACCGCGACGGTCCTAGGCGCGCTCACCGCGGTACCAAGCGAGGTTCTCGATGAGGCGCTCGTTGTCGGGTTCGAGCGTGAGGGCGCAGAGTCCGTGCTCAACGGCCACGGTGAGACGCCCGAGGTGATAAGCGGAGAGCGCCATGAGGTCGTGCGGACGCGCGCCCCATGCCTCCTTCTCGGTGAGGTACGAGTGCTGGCCATCGGTGATGCTCAGCATGCGCTGGCAGACGATGAAGCACTTCTCCCAGTCCGCGCGGTCGTGGTAGAACTGGGCGAGCTCGAGCATGGGCTCGCGCTCGTTCGACTCGTCACAGGCCATGATCAACCAGCGCTCGCGGTTCTCAGGATCGTCGACCTTGGCGAGCCCGCGATAGGAGGCGGCGCGCTCGGCTGGCCAGGTCGCCGTGGGCAACGCCAGGTGGCGTTTGTACGCCTCCACCGCCTCCGCGTTGCGCCCGTAGAACATCAGCTCCCGCGCGTAGTAGTAGGCGTTGCGGTCGTTGGTGGGCTCCTCGCGCACCGCGAGCTCGAGGAGGTCGAGGTACTGACCCCGCGACTTGGTCGGGTCGGGGTAGTGGTGCACCTCCATGCCCTCGACGTTCACCCACCGCTCCTCGGTGCGGTCGGGCTGGAGGATCTCGTGCACGGGGTTCTTCCAGCGAAAGCCGTGCCGCGCGTGGATCTTCTCGTACCAGTAGGTGACGCCCGGGTTGCCGTCCTCGTCGTGGTTCCACGTGTAGAGGTACCGTCCGTGGTTTGCTTGGCCCCACTGCGCTTCGAGCGCCTCGCGCCAGCCCGGGCGGAGCACCTCGTCTACGTCCACGCTCACGCACACGTCGGCGTCGGCCGGGAGCAGTGCGAGCGCGGCGTTGCGCGCGTCGTCGAAGCGCCACGGGCTCACGCTGATCCGGTGAACCGTGATGCCGAGGGTCTCAGCGGCGATCACGGTGTCGTCGGTGGAGCCGGTGTCCACGAGGACGATCTCGTCGGCGTCCTTGGCGGAGTCCCACCACCGCCACACGAACTGCGCCTCGTTCTTGGCGATCGTATAGACGACGATCTTCACGAAAACCTCTTGAGGACGCGGAAGTTATCCTTGTAGCGGTGGATGGACTGCCGCGTGGCGCGAAGCCAGGCACGGCGATGCTCGTCGGTGTTGACTCCGGTGCGTGCCGTCCAGTCGTCGCGCTTGAAGGGAATGAGCTGCACGAACGGCAACCCGTTCTCGAGCGTGCCGGTGTAGCCCTGGCGCACGAGGAACGGGAAGTTGACCGGCTGCGGGTAGGTGTC